ACTCTTCTTCCATTTCAGGGGTATAATCATCCAATAGAGTATTATCTCTATTTACAGGACGCCATTTACGGACCGCAGCAGCATACTCACTTGTCTTATATCCAACGGGTGCTTTATAATTAGGATCATATGTTTTAGGATCTACTCCATTGGCCTGTAACCACTTATAGGCCACAGTATTTCTTTCTGTTTCATCCATCTTTCCACCTGTTTCCTGGTGGATATCATATAACATTTTCTTAATTTTTGTTGGGATCTTCTGATCACCTAACATACCTGGTGCGTATGCATTTAGATAACTATCTGTACTTACATACCTATTAGGGTGATCCTTATCTTTGTACTTGCTTGGCCAATGCCAAAAATGCCTACCATCTTTATGTTTTTGTAGGGAAGGTTCTACCCCGTCTTTATATGCGGCTTTGTAATCATATGCCTTAATCATATTATTAGGTTCTGAAGGGTATGGAGCCATCTTATTGTCTGGTCCACCCATTTGGAATAAGGATCCATCTTCGCCCCTAATATCTCTGTTCTTATAATGCTCGTTTATCTGATTCTGCCATCCCTGGTACCATACATTAAACTCTTCATCATCTGTCAATGTGTTTATCTCATCATCCATCAGTTGATCTGGAGTCTTATTTAATAGATCATTTGATAGGTCCGAACTTTTACCCTCCGTTTCTGTAATGGGGAGATCCTGATCAGGCGTCGAAGTAATCTTACTATTCTCATAGTCCTGGTCTATCGTCTGCTGCGCTGCCTGGTCCGCTATAACAGTATCAATACTTGCACCTTCACCAGGTATGCTTTCTTGGATCTGTTCACCATCGCCATTAACAGGAGTTTTAAGTTCAGCAGGATCTACACCGAACCTGAAGACACCTTGCTTTTTCTCCTCTTCCTTACCAGGAGCAAGTACACTATCTATTTTTGTTTGTGGTACTCCGAATCTTTGCATTAGTCTATAAACTTATATTTTTCCACTTCACCCATATACCATTTGGAGAGATTGCCCGTGACTATATTACCATTTTCAATGGTGTATTGTGCGTGTTTCCCTTTTACTTTCCTATACACACCACCATTATCTTCATCATAATAAAACAATTCTTTATTTGGACCATATGCGTATTTATTACCAAAGGCATCATCTATTGGCGTGACTTGAGTTTCTCTTTTATCTTTACCAACTCCTGTCGTCATTGTATTGCCTTTTAATTTATATCCGCCTTTTACACTCCCATAATCTGTATGCTTTGCAACAAAGACATCCGCTATAAGAGCGCCGCCTTCTTCCTGGGTTATTTGCCCCAAATTTGTACCTGCTATTTTCTGGAATCCTTTTATCCTTGCCAAGACACCTGCCGCCCTGGTTGGATCCCATTCTGCACCTCGCTTGGTAGACATAGTGAAATCAACATCAGCGCCAGGGATAGAGAAACTCTGAACAGTTCCACCTTGACCTGGTCCAAACTTATCCATCAAGCCCTGGTTTATAAATTTGCCATAATTTGATTGTGTATTTTTCCTTGTTTCCTTTACTTGGTCAGATTTTCTGGACACCATATCGTCCAATATACTCCCAAACCGTTCTTCGTCCTTCTCTGTTATATCTTCGTCAGCATCAACAAGTTTGTATAATTCTGCTATCTCTGGAGCATCCTTCATATTATACATTGTTGCAAAATCAGAAATACTATCTTTCGTTTGTTGTTTTCGGTCTGCGTGTGTTGTTCCTGCAGTACCTGGGAATGCCCCTTCGTGTATGACATCACCTGTGTCTTTGTTTATTATCCGATAATTACGACCATCTTTTACCACTTGTGTATTTACCTTACTTGCTGATTGGGACCATCCAGGAATATCCATTACTTTTAAAGTGGTTGGATCATCTTTGGAATAATACATCATTTTCCCATTCTTCAGATCAAAATTAACACCCTTATTGTCACCTTTAGCCCCAAGATTAGTGACATTATCCAATACAGGTTTTTTAGTATCTTCGTAATATGCAATGCCGCCCTGGTGGAATATCTTTCTATCCTTCGGCTGCGGCGTAGTGGACAATTTCCCGAAATGGAAACCACTTGCTTTCGCCTCATCATAAGTACCTGTCTTGTATTCCTTCACACCTGGGACAGATGTATCATACCAGGAATATATCTGCTCACCTGCAGCATTATTATCCTGGGCAAATCCTGTTGGCATTTTTACATATGAGAATCCTGAATCCTTTGCCTCTTTATATGTTCCTTGTCCAAATGTACCATCAGCCTTTTTCCATTGATATAAGTCAGGATCTCCACCATCTGTTCCACTACCTGATTGACTAAATGTACCCATTTTAAAATAAGATGCCCCTAATGCCTCCGCAGCCTCTGCCTCTACATAAGTACCTGTCTTAACTTTTCCACTTGTAGGATCTTCCCATTGATATAATTCTCTCTTTCCTTCAGCATCTGTCGGCACATCTAAACCCAGGACACTATCACCTGTATCTGCATAATAATTAACACCACCTTCTTTAATGATTCTTCTTTCGGTATCGTCGCCTGATTCACCATACTTCATCATCATTTCTCTTTCCTTCTGATGATAGTCAAGGTATGTACCAAGAAGATCAGATACCATTTGATAATTTGCTAATCTGTTTAATGTTTTTTCGTTTGCCATAATGAATCCTTACGATTTTAATTCTGTATCTATTTGATAAATCATATCCTCCAATGATGCTAATTGATCAAACCTGGCCTTATTCCGTTCTATAGTGCCTTTCATATAATCAAGTTTGTCTTTAGAAGTTTCCTGGGCGAATTTATCCATCCGAATGTCGTCCTGCATCTCTGTATCAAATTCTGTTTCAAAATTAGTCAAACCTTTACCACCAGATATTGCTTTATCACTTTTTTTGTCCAAAAGATAAGATTGGGATAGGAAATCATCTATCCTGGATTGTGTATTCATATTCCTTTCGCTTTGCGACATACGATTCAATTCCTGGAAATACTCTGACACATCTCCCTTGCGTTCCCTAACATCCGCTTTTTGCTGATTTAATGTAGTCTTCTGGCCACTTGTTAAACCACCATCATCACCACCACCAAAACATAATGCCATTTGACCATCATATTCGTATGATTCGGATTCAATCTCTACATACTTACTTTGATCCTGGTCCCATTCAAATGTAACAGATGTGTAAATCTTCATAAATCCCTCTCCATTGTAAATTTTTCTATTTTAAATCCAAACTGCCCTGCCCATTTCGTCATCCCAAATCGATTTGTTTGAAATTTCATTTTATTGCATTTATTCTCTTTGGCCAATTCTTTGAATTTATTCCAGAACCACTTACCTTGTTTCTTGGCACTATAAATCCCTGCTTTAGTGTCATTAAATATACTCAATATCCAGAATATTCGATCACTACCTTTCTCTACTATTTCATAACCTATCCACCCTGTTTCCCAGGCAAATACACTTCCCCTGGTTAAAGCATCCTCCAAATCCTTCAATTCAGCCATATTAACCCTACTGCCAAATTCTTTAATCATTGACAAAGATGCCTTTTCTTTGGGACAACCATTTTTGTATGTGATAGCATTAGACATAACTGTATCCACTTCCACCTCTATATCCCGTTGCTGCCCTGGTTTTTCTCTTCGGTTTCTGCGCCTTACCGCCAAACAATGATGCCAATGTTCCACCTACCATCAACGCCCCTGCTACCCAACCTGCAGGATTCCAAAAGTTTGTCATTGCTACGGCACCTGCAGCAGACATCAATGCCCCTGCTTTTTGTGTATCTGTTGATTTTTTATCAGCAAGTGTATTGACAGACATCGCTACAGACACCCAGGGTGCAGCCTTACCAAGCGTCTGGCCAAGCGCAGCACCACCTTCAGATCCCATCTTTGCCGCACCTTTTGCACCCAACTTGGCTACATCTAAACCTGCTTTTACATCTCCTATCTCTATATCTGATGGATCTGCATTGTATAATGTGTGCAAGGCCGTTGCACCACCTACAATATCACCTGCCGTACCTGCAGCGTCGCCTAAACTCGCACCTTCCGTTTTTACATCTCCTGGCTTTGCAAGAATGTCTTCTATGTCATCTGGCAGATCAGGCTCAATATCCACTTCGGGCTTTATTGGTTTTTCTTTCTTTACAAGTTCATCAATCAATTCTTGTTCTGTTCTGCCACGATATCCTGATTTACCACCTTTGGTTGACCTTTGTAAAAGACCTTTTAATCCTTCCGTTTTTTTAGCATCAAGCGTTCTTACCACATTTCCTTGAGTATCCGTCACTTTCAATGGTTCTGCCAGGGCTTTTTGTAATAAGTCTGGATCCATAGTTTCAGTTTCGGTAAGTGTTTCGTGCAATTTCTGCATCTCCAGGCCTTCCGAAACCAACTGTTCATCTGTTAATTCTTGGGCTGCTCTTGCTTTTGCATCTGCCTGTCGTTGTCTTGTCTTATCAAGATTTTTACTGAAATCTTCAGCAGGTTTTATAACTGTACCGCCTGGTGTAGGGCCATCACCTGGTTGTGATTCATCAACATAGCCCTGTAACCTTTCACGATATTCATCTGCTGATTTAATCTCCCCCTTCAATTCGGGATTTATTGCTCCTGAAGGCATCTCTGTTATTACATTCCCCTGTTCGTCTGTTGCAATATCAGGTTCTGCGAGTGTCTTTTGAATTTGAGCCAGAAAATCTTCTGATGGTGGATCTGGCTCTACATCTGTATCAAAATGTTTACCCTGTGCTTTTGATGACATCTCATTCCACTCTTCCTCTGTTACCATATCCTCGCCACTCAACTGTGTAAGGTCCATATCATCAGGATCAGCAGACGGGACCTCTCCTCCACCTTTTTCTACCATATCCGCCCTTTCTTGTCTTTCTTGCTCTCTTATTTTACCAAAAGCCCTGGACATAGATGTGCCACCCTGGCCCAGGAATCCTTGTTTTGTACCTAAAGGGTATACTAATTCGTCGCCAGATCCGAATGTAGATGGGACATCCGTAGGATCTGTCCTAAATGCACCTTCATACAATGAAGAAGTATCTATTTCTTCTGTCTTTACTTCTGTCTTTACTTTTGGCTTTTTTATTTCTAATTCTTTTTTGAGATCTACATCACCCTTACCCTTACCCTTGAATAGATCCGTATAGCGTTTCAAAGACATCATCTTCGGCATCTCTGCCTCGCCACCCATAATCATATTTGCGGCCTTTTTCTGGTATACGCCTCCTGCCGTTGGATTCATTATAAATTCACCGTATGTAAGATCTGGCTTTGCAACTCTGGCCATCTGCCAGGCACGAAGACTTGAATCAAATTTCAAAGCCCCCATCCCTATATTCATCTTGGTCTTTCTCTCTTCGGCTGCCAACTCCCTGGCCTGTTGCCGTTGCTGCCTGATCCTATCTATTACAGACGCAACACTTGCCCCTGGTGTCATACTTGGTCCTTGATATCCGTAAGCCATCTCTAACTCCTTTTAAAATATTTATGTGAGATCTTCACTTGGTGCCTCTCCTGGTGTTAATTTAATCATACCTGTTTGTCCAAAAGGCTGCCACATAACATCTATGTGTGTATCATACAACGGCTCGTCAAATAGCCTTGTTCCTTTATCCGTTTCCGTTTGAGTTTCATATGCCTTAATAGGCACCCTAACAATAACCTTTGCCTCGCCAAATTCAATTTGTGACACATTATATACCCGATTATAATATGGACTCTTATATAGATCATAACCTGTACCTTTATCCGTCCCAAACTTCCCATTAGAAAACTCTTCAATATAATCTCCATTAGTCGTCAGGTCGTCATATTTATCTTTTATCTTAAAATCATATACATTTTTACTATGGGAGATACTAAAACTTCTCTTACCATATATTTCAGGTGTGCCAGATACAGGATTATGCCAGGTTTCCATTTTATGGTGTGTGGCCAACCTACCTTCGTATTCGTGCTGCTGCGAAAACATTTCATCCCTTCTTCCACAAGTGTACAGGCCTGTGAATTCATCATCGTAAGCATCATACAGATGATTCAAACTTGATACCCTTCCTGTATTACCATACCTTCCCACATACGGAACGGCGTGGACATCTACGCCTGTTGGTGGCGGATCTTCTACGGCCAGGTCAGGAATACTATAATCAAATACTTTTGAATTTGAACTGTCCTGGTAACGCCTTGTTAGGTTTTCTATAGTAATAAGTGGGCTTGTGTTAATATTGGCTGCAGCAGTATGAGAAAAGACTGCGTCCACAATCCCTGATATTCCAAGCGCCCTACAATCCCCTGTAGCAGTTACTGTGAATGCTTTTTCAATAATAAAATTCGTAGCATCCGTCACAGACTCAACTGTGTATTCTCCATCATATGTCCCAACTGTCATATTAAACAACTCAACGGCCTGTCCTTCTTCAAGTCCGTGATCAGTATTTGTTTCCACAGATGTATAACCCGTACCCCCTGATGATAAAGCATTCACTACAACCGAACTACCATTCGATGCCTCCACAGTTATAACAAGACTTGCTGCAGATGTTGAATTAAACCCTATCCCTGGATTAGTGATTACAATTCTATCCACGCTTGGACTTAATTGGTTCTCCATTACCGCATACCCTCTAACATCAACAACCGCAGGTGTAGCAGTAAACAATAACGGATACCTCTTATTCTGTGCCGTTGATGCATATTGCCCTGGCGTCGTAATTGTAATATCTTCCTCAAATAACTGTCCAACTAATTCTGTTGATACTAATGTATGCGGATCTGTTTTATCACCATTCTCCTCTATTTTAAAAGGACACAATCTAAATTGCATATTTGGCCATTCATCACCTGTAGAAGGAAAATCTGCATTATATCCAATATAATATTCTGAACTGTGGTCCCAATCCCATCGTATCTGAAAGATTCCATTATTACCTGCGTCTGCAGCACCAGAGATTCTAATTAGATCACCAGGTTTATAATTCTTCCATTGTCTGTAATTATAATTATCCACAACATCTACGCCGTGTGGTAGATATGATCCAGGAAAGGATCCATTATATCCAAGATCTACCAACCCTGCCTCTTCACCTGCATCGGATGTTGCATTAAATGTGACACGATGAGATTTCATTATAAACTCATCATTATTCATTTCACTATTATTATGCACAGAAATCAGATGGGACCTAATCCAAAAGAAAGACAAACCATCATCAGGCTTTGATGTGTACCATTGATTATTCAATGGAGTTCCAAATTTAAAATTCAAGAGATCTGAATAGTGTGGGGCCGAGTCTAACTTTAAACTAACCATATTTACCTCAAACTGACCTCCTGCCCAGACCATATTTCCACCTCCGATTGTTCCAGAAACAGGATTATGAAGGAAAAAAATATAGAAAGTTGATACACCGATTGGGCAAGTAAAGGTAGCCGATCCCTGTGTTGCTACACCTGCTGCTCCTGTCCCACCGCCAGGAATTGATTTTACGCTACTTCCAAGACTATAACTTGCGTGTGACCTAACCTCTATTCCAATCAAACCAGATCCTGGGGCTAAACTACCATCTGTATTATGATCGACATCCCAGGTTAACCTATAATCTACTCCAGGTGTAACTGCTTGGGAGTCTACCCTGACACCATAAGATCCGTAATCCCTTATATGATCTCCAATTGTGGAACCTGTGTGGGTAACAACCAAACAACCTGTATCTTCTGGGTACTGCTCACCATCTGTAGGCGCTGCTGCAAACGCCTGTGTAATAGTATTTCCTCCTGCCTCAACATCTGTCCAGGAAGATAGATCTCCAGACGCATCAAAATCACCTATCCAGACAGGTGGATGCCCGTTATCATTTAATATATCCATTGTATTATCATTACTAATTCGTGTTCCCCACAACCTGGGATTGTCCTGTATCCTGGTCGCTGCCGTCATATGATATAAGAATGTACAATGGTCCCCCATACTTGCATTATAATACCCTTGAGAAGTGTCATAATCTGATGCCCCCGTAGAAGCACTTGTTGTCTTTGCCTTATTTCTACTTTCTGCAGAATGGGAATCATCATTTACGCCTGTATTGAATCTTCCGTCATCATATAACTCCCCTCTCCAGGGCGGAGCCTCGCTTGAATCAAAGGGAGATCTCCTGGAATATGTTTCAACGCCACCAACATCCTTTGATGTATTATTGAATAATGCCTGTTTGAAGTCCGTTTCTTTTGTATATGCATCGTCTTGGTCGTATGTACCTGATGCACCACTTGTCTGTGATATTGAGAAGTCACCACCTATAGTATCCGTTGCATCCGATATAACTTCAGGAGTTCCATAATACCTTAAAAAGATAATATGATTATTCTTATCGTCACCAATAGTTACTTCGCCTTGTTTTAGTCTATAAGAGTTTACTGCAACTGAAGTCCCAAATTCGGATTCAAATTCGTCTGCTATTAAATGATTTTCGTCTGCGTTGCCGTGGAATGCAGATATATCCACTTCAACAATTTCATCAGCACCAGGATTTATAGGTGCCGTATTATTTCCATATGGATTAAACCAAAATATACTGTACCTTGCCGCAGCAAAATGTATTTTAATATAATTACCTACTGTTCCCGAACCTGTTGCATATATAGCCCCGATACTATCTACAAAACTCAATGCTATAGATTTCCTATTGTCTGTATATCTGTTTGGCGTATGTACTGCATTTATATGCACCAATCCAGAAACCAATCGATCTCTTTTAAGTATACCGCCCTGCTCATAGTCTACCCAATGCGCCCCTGCCCATCCTTTTGGTTTAGGCCCTCCCATTAGTGTAACCCTCCATCATACCAATGGGCATATGAACCTTTATTCCACGGACCTGCTACATTGCTACAGATCACAAGTTCTGCAGGTGCTTGTCTAATATTTGAAATATATCCCAACCCTGAATAATTATATAACATATCAGAGCCATTCCTGGTTGCCTGGTTAACCTCATTAGGATCTGCTGCCCAATCAACTAAAGTCCCTGCAAGATTACAACTGTACTCTGCCCGAAAAGGGACATTATACATTATCGGTGCGGATCCATTATAGATATCAGCATCTTCTCCATCGGTCCTAAACTCCACCATATCTTCTTTAATGATCGCTTTTGTTTGGGTGGCATATGTTTCCGCATAATCTAAATCTATTGTAATTGCACCACCGCCGTCTTCAATGGTCCCATAATTAAGAGCATCAATGTTCGTAGATCCCGATACAAAGTATTTACTACAAGCCTTAAATTTATTGTCTGCTGACACATAACCTGTATCTGCCATTGTTTGCAGTTCAACACGATGGCCGTGTATACGAACTGCATCATCAAGACCGCCCTGTGGTCCTATATAGATATTTGCATCGTATGTTGTTGTGGTTGCAGGATTTGATTTTGACTTTATATTAATAAGACCACCATAATCTTCATTAAAAATTTGCAAATTTGGATCTTTGGTCTGTATAAAGAGATCATCATTGTAGAATATTAATTTCTGTTCATCCTGTTTAAGTTTTATATCACACTTATCAGGCGTTACAGTAAAAGCATATTTCGTATTTTTACCATCATAAAGGCTAAACACTTGATTCTCATAACCCATTAACCATTGATATGATACCAATGATGCCCCTGCTGAAAACACAATTATGGCCTCGTCCTCTATAGCCTTCCCCCTCAATGTAAAATTCGCGCTATCTTTTGGATTGACAGTATTACTTCCAATCGCCACATTAGACCATTTAAAATCTGTGAATAGTGAAGTCCCATTATGTTGTTCCAATTTTAGATCAGATTGGTTAGATGATATAGCATCCCTGTATAATCTCATTTCGTCTGTAGCATCACTATTCCATACGATACCTGCCTCACCATCTATAAGGTTAAATGCTAATTTACCTTCATATATCTCGAATTCGTGATAGGGTGCATTGGTCGATATCCCAACCCTTCGTTGGTTTGAATCGAAGGACATTAGATCACTATCTATAGTTAATGCCTTTGTGGTGGACGCTATAAGGTCAATGTCTGTCCATTGGGAACTTAAATCTATTGTTGGACTATCTATGTCCACATCTGTAGACGCCACCAGGTCTATAGTTGGATATGTAATTACCGCATCCGTTCCATCCATTGTAAGTGATGTCGCATCAACATCTAACAGAGCCGTATCCATTTCTATTTCCGTTGTAGAATCAAGATTTAATATTGTACTATAACTAATGGTTCCTGTTGTCCCATCCATTGTTAATGTGGTAGCATCAACATCTAACAATGCGGTGTCCATTTCAATCTCTGTGGTGGAATCTAAATTTAGTATTGTAGTATAACTGATGGTTCCCGTAGTTCCATCCATCTCCAGGGTTGTCGCATCAACATCCATTAAGGCGGTATTCATCTCAATTTCCGTGGTAGAGTCTAAATTTAGTATTGTAGAGTAACTAATGGTCCCTGTGGTACCATCCATCTCCAATGTTGTTGCGTCAATATCTAATAACGCAGTATTCATTTCAATTTCTGTAGTGGAATCAAGATTTAGTATTGTGCTATAACTGATAGTTCCTGTGGTCCCATCCATTTCCAGAGTCGTTGCATTAACATCCAATAATGCCGTATTCATTTCAGTTTCGGTCGTAGAGTCCAACTGTAATAATGTAGTGTATGTTATCGTGCCTGTGGTCCCATCCATTGTAAGCGTAGTGGCATCTACATCCATTGTGGTAGATGTCATTTCTAATGTTAATGCATCAATATCTATTGTTGCGGCAGTATTTATATCTATATCACCTGCAGTACCAGATGCACTACCCGTTTGTATAGTAATTTTACCACTATCACCTGCGGCAGCATTACCTGTATCGAATGTAATCTTTCCCGTATCACCTACACCTGCCATATTTGGAGAAGAGAGTAATACTCCTGCTGCTGCCTCTATTTCTAATGTTCCTGCTCCAGATGCCCATATTTTAGAAGTATTATCGTGGAATTGTAGTTCATTCGTGGTGGTCATCATAATGTGCTGATTATACTTCCAGGCGTCATCTGCATCTACCCATAGAATAGTTTTATCGGTTGTCCCTTTTAATATAATTCCACCACCATCTGCCGTAGCATCCGTTGGGGTAGTAACCACGCCCATTTCTATATTTAAATCTTCTACCTGGAGTGTGCCTGTATTGATAATCGTTTCGGTCCCACTTACTGTTAGATCCCCAGATACAGTAAGGTCCGCCACTATCGTTACATCATCTATAGATCCGCTTGTATCAGTATCAGACAATGTTATAACACTTGTGCCGTCACTACTCAAGATATCATCTCCACTTAATTGAAGAGTACCGTCGATAGCAGTATTGCCAGATCCATCAAATGTTATACCAGAACTTCCTCCGCTATCTAATATATTATTTCCTGTTACTGTAAGATCTCCATCTATAGCCGTGTTACCTGATCCGTCAAATGTTATGCCAGATGCTGCGCCACTATCTACTATGTTATTCCCTGTTACTGTGAGATCTCCATCCACGGCAGTATTACCTGATCCGTCAAATGTTATGCCACCTACTGCACCGCTATCCACAATATTATTTCCGATAACCTTAAATGGATCTGTTTCTACTTCAATATTTATCGTAGAATTTCCCGTCATCGGATTATCACCTGATATATTCAACGAATCATCATTAGATGTTACACTTTCTGACATCGTAAAAGTTGAACCACCACTACTACCGCCATAATTGTAATAATCTGTAGTTTTATTACTATTCTTAATCTGAAGGTCCGTATTAGCACCTTCGCTTTGGCCCATATTGATCCATCCATCGTTATCCCTCACAAACATCACAATCCCATTGCCTATACGCCTGTATGATACATCTCCATTCCTACCTTCCGTGGGCATCGGATACCCGTCAGTTATTTTCTGATTTCTCTCTTTAGAGTGTGTGACTACTCTTCTGGTTCTGTTAAATTGGTCAACGGGGTTCGGCATTATAAACCCTTAACTTTAAGTTTTCTGTAAATAATATTGATTTCATATACCTCAAATTCTTCGTTTGGGGATACGGGACTACTATAATCATTAAGACCTACCATAATCTGATATGCATTTATTGGTAGATTTGTTGTACACTCTTCCCAACCTGCGGTTGCGCCCTGGGTTAAGGTCCCAACATTAAGGCTACTTTCACCACCATCAACCGATATAGACACAGGCATACCTCCACCTCTCTTACACCTAATTACCACTTTGTATATCCTTTTCTCTTGATACGGATCCCCGAAATCGAAACTTTTTGTCCATATTGACCAAGCATTCTGGTTCTGTGGATTTCCCTGCCATTTTAATAAATGCACATTTGTATTATCCGTTTCTTCCGCCCAATAGACCATTTCCTTGTTCATATCTACAAAGAAATCGCTGCTATCGTTCAACCCATAACCAGATTGAGCATAGTGAAATGTCCAGGATCCACTTGCTATATCATATATATACAAATCTGCATTCGATCCTCCATATGTCGCATTAGATCCTGCACCAATTGCCTTTTTTACAAATAATTTCCTATGTTGTGGGGAATAACCTACTGCGGTGCTATTGGTTATAAAATTATCCCAGGGTTCATTCTCTACCTGGTTAGGTGTGCTATCAGAAGATAATGCAATTATCCTACGCCCATTTTTCTCGATCAGGTTTTGCACATTACCACTACCTGTATATAAATAACATCCCTGTTTGTTTGCCCAGGCTATACCAAAATCCGTTTCACATACGGCCTGTGGACCATCTACACCTTTATATTTAAAGGTAGCCTCCAGAAACTCCGAATCTCCCTGGATGTTAATCACATATAATGTATTTTGCTTGAACTCCAACAATCTATCAGCATAGATGGCCAGAGCCGTAATATCTTCACCATCCCCTGCTGCAACATCAATTCTTCTATATGGACGAAATGTATCTAAACTGTCAACATCTGACTTAAATACCGAATCTGCAAATCTTTCTGACTTTTCAACATTCTCATCACCCTCTGATGTAAGATAAACATTCCCAATATATCTGGTCTTATTTACAAACGCCTGGCACTTCCACCGTACCCGTGTATATGGTTTAGTTTTTGAACTCGTATATCCATTTTGAAACGGGGGATCTGGGAAGAAAAAGCCCTGGTGTGGTTCTTTCGGCAATCGATAACTATAATTAGCCATTACACAATCTCCTTGTGAGTATAAGGGAGTCTATCCAGGCCCCTGGCCCTCCACTTATCACCAATCAATGGGATTCGATTGTGCCATAAGTTCCCCATAGTATTATCTCCTTCATCTTCTAAATTTTCTATCACAAAATTCTTTGGAAATTTTTCGTCATAATAAAAATAGCAATCAACTTCATCATCTCTATGCTTATAAACATCACGACCACTATAATCTTTAATAAATGCAAACTGTGGACATATACTTGGATTCACATACCTCTGATCATCTTCCTGTACATAGTGTAGGCTTTTTAATACATCTTCCCATATTGCGAAGGTATGTCTATCGTTTCCTATCGGAACAATATTAACATCATAATAATGTGTTACCTTTTCTTGCCTTGCATTACTTCCTATTAAATAATATTCAAACATATCAGGATATTTCTTACGCAGATCCTGGATGGCCCGTGTAGCCTTTGGGTATCCCGTTGGACGATTGAAAAACTCTTTTCCCTGCGCTGACATATACTTCCAAATAGGCTTAACCATAGTCTGGATTAACCTACTTCTTTTAACAATCTTTGCCCAGGCCATACCATATCTCTTATAAAGTCTTGTAAACCAATTATTATTATTTATTACATAAAATCGTGCCTGGTGCGTTCTATCATCCATCTGCCCCCATAATTCCATTGCTACCCAACAACATCCACCATAACCGCCGTGGGAAGGGGGTGCGCCCGATGATCCTGCAACGAATGTCAGAGAAAGAGCAGCAGTAATTGCAATGGATTGATAATTCTCGTCTATCAGTTCAGCAAAACATTGATAAGTACCTGCTACAGGATTTGTAACGGGGATATTCAATGAAGAACCACTTTGAGTAACCAAATCAGGGACCGCAACATATACAGGATCATAATGGAATCCGTGTACCCTTATAAAGCCTTGCCTATTTCCCCAACCATCTGTTACTGTGAGAGTATAAGTGGTTGTACAATTAGTGGTTGTGATGGCATATTCCTCATCTGCATTATTAGATGCCTGATTAAGCGCTATTACAAATGATGTCATATCTGGCCTACCATAAGTAACTTCGGCAGCAGTATCTAATGTATCCCACCTGGTCCCAACATCACCGTGAACAAAATCAATATCCTTCAATATATACCAATCATCGGTAGCAACTGACTTAAAGTATATACGCATACCCGTAACTCTTTTATTATCCGTTGTACCAAGTCCAGGCCACTTGTTTACGGGTGACAAAAAAGATGTAGGATCTGTCGTACCTGCTGAAACACTAACAGATATGTTGAGTGTATGTCCTACAAAATCAATTGATGATAACTCATCTATTTCACCAAACTGTTTTTCATCGAAGATAGGGCAAGATGCAAATAGGAATGTACCATTCCATCCACCCTCATATGCGTTTAGACCTGACTCATCCTTATTTTTCCAATACGATATAACAATTTTATCCCCTACCGTACTCCCAATATCTGAATCGGCTATATTGGCCGAACCTGCATTGAACATAGCAATGGTGCAGCCTATATCACCCCAACTTAACAGATCCGCATCTTCATCAACCCATCTACTTTCGGATGTAATACCAACGCCCGTAGTATCATATTGAAACATATCTCTTCTAATATACCCCCACCATTTAGACTTATTTGAAAGAGCATATTGTGATTCAAAGGTCATATCTGATAATCTCAATACCTGATCCTGCACACTTGCGCTGCCACTCACAGAAGTTCCTGAACCAAGATCAAAGACATCCTTAAAAAATCTATCTGAATTATAATTATATATAGACACTAACCCATCTGTAGAAAGGTGTGCCAACCATTGGTTTGATTCGGGGACACCTGGTCCAGGCTCCACATAGTCCACAGATGCTGCCGCCCCATATTGTGTTATTCCTGTACCTATGGCATCATCTGCATACCAGATAGTATCTGTTGCCGCCCACACACTTGCAATGGATCCTACGGTGGTATATTCATTTGTAATATATAATTGATCATATGTAGTGGAGTTATAGGTGATATTCTCTTTGATAAGGACAACCCTACCCATACCTGTTGCAGATCCTGCTACGGCATTGTTAAATGCCCATTTACCTTCAAAATCAGCAATACTTCCTACAGCAGGAAGTATGTATATCAGATCTGTTTGTATTGAGTGATCTGACGCCCATCCTGCTATGGTCCCATTAGAGCCAATTCCTGCAGATGGTGTTGTCGTAACAACTGTCTGAACTGTTGCCTTTGCATCACCAGGCATTTTTATTGTGCCTTTTTGACTCAATTCAACATTTGTCGCCTCCATTAACTCATTATCTTCAAGAGATGATGGATCTGCGTTGTTATTTAATCCTGCTCCAAAATTTGTTATTTTTAATACTTCTTTAGGCAATTGGGACTCCAGGGAATATTCTTGATATCAATTCTGATCTATCATCTCCACCATATCCATTTACGAGAAGATCTATATTCTCACTCTTTTGCGGTTCTATGGTTGTATAATATTTATAGTCCTTATAAAACTTATATTTCATTGTTAATTCTTCGTTCTTCTTTAGACTCTTATTTGCAATATATATCAAGATTTGTTCTTCTTCATCTGCCTCAACACGCACACTTGGCTCTTCGTCTTCAGATGAATTATATAAACTACCATAACCTATTGGCAAAGCACAGTATCTCATAGGATCGTTTGAATCCCAATGCCATAGGTACCTACCTAATGTTTCAACTTTATGATCAAACGGAATAAATATTAGACGGCATTCTTCTAATATGGTCCCTTCTTTTATATCTTCCTTTGCGAATACACCATATCCGCTAACCTGGGATAGTCTGATCTCAATTTTATCACTTCTTATTAAACTCTTCCTCATCAAGCATTCCCCTGAACCCCTGGCGTTGGTTGATATTTAGACATATAACCCTGTAAGGCTACCTGGTACTGTTGTTGGATTGCCTGTTGCTCTTGTATCATTAACCCGTGTTCTCCCTGGTACCTGCCAACTTCCGATTGGTACTCCTGTACCTGGGCCGAATAATTAGTAACATCAAGGCTATTCTCTGTTTGCCAATGTTGGATTGTTGAATTATTATTTGCTATTATACTTTGATTTATAGATGATAATGTCTGTAACTCATTTGAGAATGTGTCTAAAGCGACCTTGTATTCCTGGACCGCATTCTGCAATTCTGTAGAATAGGCCTGTAACTCTACTCCATACAATTGATTATCTGATGTTTTTTCGTCAAAGAATACTTTATATTCCGCCTGGGCGTTCTGTAATTCGGAATTATATAATTGTGTTTCAGATGCAAATTTATTTATTACTGCAGTATATTCGTCTACTTCCTCTCTGTATACTGCTTGTGCATCCGACAATTCGGCATTGAATGATTGGATTTCTGCAGCATATTTGCCACTACTTGATGCATATTCATCTACAGATTGCTTATAAGATGCTTGTGCGTTTTGGACCTGAATGGAATAGGCCTGGATCTCTGATGAATACTTCTGGCTTTCTGCAGCATACTCGTCAACCGCTTCTTTATACTCCGCCTGTGCTTTACCTATTTCAATGGAATATGCTTGAATTTCTGCGGAATATTTACCGTTTGATGCCGTGTATTCATCAACCGCTTCTTTATACGCTGCTTGGGCATTGCCTATTTCTGCAGAATACGCCTGGATTTCTGATGAATATTTAGCGGTTTCGGCATTATATATGTCAACATCCGCTTTGTAACTTGCCTGGGAATCGTTTATCTCTGTCGCATATGCTTGGACTTCCGTAGAATACTTCTGATTTGATGCCGTGTACTCATCGACATCTTCCCTGTATTGCGCCTGTGCGTTGGCTAATTCTTGTGAATACTTCTGGATCTCTGCTTGATACCTACCACTATCGGCTGAATATTCATCAACTGATGCCCTATATAACGCCTGGGCATCCTGAACCTTTAATCCCCATCCCTGGACTTCAGCAGCATACTTACTATTTTCTGCAGCATATTCATCAAATGATGATCTATAAGCGGCCTGGGCATTATTTATATCGGCGGTGTACTTTTGGATCTTATGTGTTTGCTCTCCCTGCCATAGCGCAATTTCTTTTTGAATCTCATTTACCTGGTATACCTGTACTGCAGTAACAACTTCCTGTTGATATCTTTGTACTTCTGCCTGGAATACCTGCACCTTTTGTCTTGAAGTTTCAATCTCTGCCTCTACATCTTTAGCGGCATTCGTTATTGCTAATGCCTGGGCCTGGGCTTTGTTATGTATATCTAATGTTTGGTCCTGTGCTTTATTGCGAATATCCACTTCTATTGCTGCTTTTGTATCTTGTTGCGTTTGCGCTGCATCAATCTCTGCTTGTTTCAGGATCCTGTTAACTTCGTTATTTGCATCCGCTATATTCTGTTTTATTGCGTCTTCAAATTCACGATCAAGTTTTTTTATACCTGCCTGGTATTCCTGTGATTCTGCATTAAACTTATTCAAATTGTTTGATATCGTTAATTGATATTCCTGTAGTACGGCCTGGTTCTTTGTTATATTCGCCTGGGCAAGTTCAATATCTTCATTTATTGAGATGTATGTTTCTGCATCCGCAAAGTTTGTAGTAACAGGCGGAGTATTATAAGTTGGGACCGTAGGTAAGGATCCATATGTTGCATCTGCCACAATAGGGATAGATCCTACTGCAGTTGGTCCCGTGGCCTGTGTCGTTGCATCTGTATTAGATGCATCACCACCTGTAGCAGCAGTATATGATATTGATACGGCAGGGGGATCTGGGACAGTTATCGCTGACAGATCCAGGTCTGTAATAACAGGTGCAGTATCAAGCGTTATTGTAGGACTTGTATACTGAAAAAATGGTGTGCCTGGTGCCGTTGGAAATGGTGTAGGGCTTGTATATGTGAAATTAGGTTGTACAATCGCCGATGGTAGGCTTGGCGCATTGTATGTAAATGTAGGTGTTCCTGGCGGTGTTGGTGCCGTTGGTGGTGAATACACGAACGATGGTGCGCCAGGCGCCGTCGGTACTGACGATGGACTTGTATATGAAAACTGTGGCGCCCCTGGGGCTATGGGTGCATTCGGTGGTGAAAATGTAAAACTTGGTGCGCCTGGTGCCGTTGGTGGTGAAGGCGCAGTATATGTGAATGATGGTGTGCCAGGCGGTGTTGGTGCTGATGGACTTGTATATGTGAACGATGGTCCTTGTGGCGGCGTTGGTTTACTTGGCGGTGTGTATGTAAAATTTGCAGCGCCTGGTTTGGTCGGAGCAGTTGGGGCCGTATATGTGGATGATATGGGGGACGACAGATTAGTGTCGATGGCCACCAACGATGGGGGAGATGATAGAGTAACTACTGTAGGCGCTGCAGGTAAACTTGCCCTTTTTTCTACTAATTGCCAGATTCGGCCTTTCAATGCTGCCCCCAGGACAACAATATGTTCTAATTCTTTTGGGAACATCGTCCCAGATACAATGGTTCCCGTTGCGGCCTCGGACGCTGCCGTAACTCCTTCTAATGTAAATGTAGATGTTAACGGGACCGTAGCCACCTGTGTGGTCATCCCTTCCAATTCAGGGAATGCACCTCCACCCACATCTTTGGTCCAACTTTCTAATGTTACACTATCACCAACCGATAAGCCGTGAGATGTTTTAGTAAACAACGCAGATACATCTACTGTCACACCAGACTTTTCAATCTTACCTATATTGGTATCTGTACTTAATATTGTGGGATAATTTACCTTTTGGACCTTAAACTGACCAAATCCTGTAGGATATACTGATATCTTATTTTCCTTCAGAATGTATACGGGCATATTTGTGGACGGGGCAAATAAACTTTCTGGGACATTGATAACTCTATTTTCGTAGGCCAGGGGCATCAACTTACAAAACTCACCATCCCTTGTTACTGCCATAACTTTACAGGTGTCTACTGAATACCCGTTTGATACTATATCTGCGCTTTCATCTATCACTAACCACAGACACTCATCTGGAAGTACATTTAAGATTTCCTGGGCTGCATCTGTTAATGCGCTATCCTTTGCCGTAGTATCGGAGAATGCTCCGATAAGATCTTCAACTCTTGTGCCTAATGTTGCCATAATATCCTCTACTTATCTATAAAGTTAGTCATTGGTGGTGGAACAATGTCTGGAAACTGTTCTCTTCTGCTCCTGGCTTGGATCCATTCTTCAATTACCTGTTTTGCTATACCACGATGCCCAGATCCCATTTGCATCTGGCCGTCAATCGACATTAACCTGGCTATAACTAAATGGACCACCGCAGAAACCAATTCACTTGGTAGGTCCACTTCACTTGCCAAACTGACCATTGGTGTGGGCTTTGCATAATAATAAACTTTTACGGTCCCTTCAGGGGCCTTTAAAAAATGGATTGTATATGTTCTCTCTTCATATACCCCTGTTCCTGCAGTATACGCAGAATAGCCCCCATTCGTGTGCGTATTGTCTTTAGCGGTAAAGGTTAGGTCTTCGCCACTTACGGCCGTTATACGCCAAGTTTGGCCGTTTAAAGGGTGTTTTTCACCTGCCTTTACAATGCCACCTACTTCACTTATAAATATTCTACTACCTACCACCTGATCTACATTAGGGTTTATAGAGCCTGTGAAAGTTACTGAACTTGGACTTGCATCTGTAGACGCCAACGAAGATATGGTCCCAGACTCTCTGTTTTGTTTTACATACCAGGCATTGTTTGTTATTGTTGTTGTGTCGGTATTTGGGTTTGTTGTTTCTTCGCTGATAAAGGGAAGATTCTTATCTCCTGCCTCTACCTTATAAACTTTTGATGTCATATCGTCGGCATCCAATATAGCCGTCGTCCCTACTACAGATGGGGATAGAGTCTTTTTCTTTAGAACAACAGTTTCCCCGATCTTATCAACCGCCTGTGTTACTAAAAATTCTTTAAGATTGTCCGATACGGGATAATTGACATTTGCACGGAGCATACCCATATCGACCATTTCGTATAATTCTTGATATCTCATATCTTAATCCTTTTATAATATCTGGGGCAGATGCGACACCGCCCCAGATATTCCGATGAGTTAAATATTGGTAATTATACCAATTTTAAGATAGCGTGTGTTTGTTCGTTCCGAATTTCCATTCCTGCTTCGATCAACCACTCATTAGTTTGACCGTCACGACCATCCTGGATCACATTAGATCTCAACTGCATATCTCTTGTAGCCAATGGGCGCCAAGCAATGTTTGCAAAATCAAGAACAACCGCATACGCATCCAATGTACTGTTGAGCAACGGATGGACCACAAAGTCCATTTCACCGATAGGCCCAAAGTATTTTGTAACACGCAACCCTGCGGTAGCGTTAGATCCCATTTCAGCATTGATACTGGTATTTGAGTCTGTACGAGCCAGACCTACCAATTTCTTCAGCCAACGATTTGAGCAAAATGCGGTTTTCTTCATAGAACCAGACAAACTATCCTGGAATACTTTTTCCAGGACATCGTCCATTTCGCCCAATCCACCAACTGCAGAAGATGAATATGTTTCGGTCATCTTCAATTCAGCATTCACATCTGCGTTTAAGGATTGAATAACTCCTGCCGTTCCTCCGACACCAAGTCCTGCCATTGTTCTTTGGGGATTTTCTGCCGTTGCATCAAGGGATTTTGCGCCATTCGTCAAGATAGCATATTCCAGATCCATCTTGATTTTGTTCAATTTCCGTGCTTGTAAGCGTGACATTTCAGATCCACCATACATTTTGGCAGCATTCTGTGTGCCTGTGATTGAGTAAGGCTCTCTAAAGATCTGCGTACAGTTCGATAGTCTACGAACCTTTTTGGATGTCATTTCGCCAATGTTTGCGCCTTCACGCCATCCGACTCTGGATCGATACACAGTTGCCGTTTCATTGTCAGTTAGGTTAGTCTGCGTAGCAGAATGACCAGGCTGATCAAGATCGGAGCATTCTCCGACATTCCCGACATATGTGAATGTGATTGTTGATGTTGCAGTATATGCAAAACCTGCAACTGTTGTGCCGTTCTTGTCATAACGAAAAGCAGGTAATGTTCCGTCGGAATGGACAAATGCAACATCTAATTCAGATGCGGCAACTGCGCCACCAACTGTCCCTGCTTGACACTCTTGACCAAGAGCAACACACATTAGTTCAACATCAGTATTTGCGGATTCAAACTGCGTTTCTCCTGTCCCTAAACCAGAGATAGTGTAAAGCGCACCTTTTTCAAACGCCTCAAATTGCGCTTGTCGGTTCATTCTGATGATGAATCCCGTATCGTTATCACCTGCGGAGCCACCACGGTCCTGGACCGTTGCTGCGCCTGTGATCAATTTTACATCAGGACGGATGAAATATTCATCTTCCATCCATTCAAAAATTGGAACGGGGGTTACTGATGTAGATAATCTACCCATAACAGTAAATATGGGCGTGACATCTGGGTTAAACATATGAATCTTTTCGCCTAACTCAAGTACCTGGCGTTGTTCGCCTGTGGTGAATTGGGTAGCGGTTCCTGATCCATAACTATAAGGTTGTGCCATTTCTGACTCCTTTGCTACCCTGCAGAATTGTGGTTAAAGTAATTCCGCCACTATCGGGCTACCCCCGATTCGTGGTTTTCATAATACCATCCCAAAACTTATTAAGTTCTTCAGATTGTGGAGTAATAGCAGAAGGGGCGTTCCCCTGTACTGCTGCTGCGCTCGTCTGCAGGTTTTTTCGTGCCGCAGTATTATCACCACTTGGTATTACTGCTCCATCACCGTTTAGAAACCGCCAAACATCAACAAGCGTTTTGTTGTTAAGATTACCAGGATCGTTTAAGAATTTTCGGAATTCATTCTTTTGTGAATCGTCCAGACCGAGATCTGTTAATTCCTTATCGTCCCGACGGGCCATTTCACGACTCGCCAGATCATCCTTAAACTGTTGAACTTCATTGGCTGCTGCCAACCTACCCTGTTCTATCAACCAGGCATTATACTCGTCACGCCAGGCTGCGGATTCGGTATTTTCGATACTTTCATCCAAGATGTCATATCCTTCAGGTTTTTCAGGTGGGCCTTTCAACTGTTCTTTCTCCTCTGTTATCTTTGATTGTAACAACTGAACTGATTCAGGATGTTCTTTTAGATAGTTATCGAGTTTATCCAATCGTTCATAATGATCAAACTTTTGGTTAAACGCTGACTTTTCCTTATCGGTCTTGCTCTGCAATTCCTTATAGGCCGTAGCCAACTGCTCTCTACCTTCAGGTGTATCCTGAAACTTGTTGTCAATAAGGTACGCAACCGCCTCCTGGCGCTCTTGTGCCTGTTCTTTGGTTTCAGCAGCAACATCTTCGGAGCCTTCCTGGTTTGCATTGAATTCATCCAATACATCAATAAGGTTATCCTCTGATTGTACTACCTTTTTTTCTTCTGTTGCCATTACGATGCTCTCCTTTGGAGTTAACCTGCCACGGCAGGTGCTTTAGGGTTTGAGTTAATCGGTTGTGCATTAGTGTTAGCGGAGTCAACCACCTTCTTCAGGTCCGTTTTGGCCATAGCCGTATTGTCTTTGGCCCGACTCTCTTCTAACTGCATTTGTGATTGAAGTTTTGCTTGTGCTTTTGCTACAGGTTTTGTGGCCTCGGATACTTCTGCTCTCATCTTACTATGGAACAGTTCCCGTTCCCTGGTCTGCATATCGCCCTTCAGTTTTTCATTCTCTTCTGATAACTGTTGTAATTGGGCCTGGAGATTTTGAATCTCACCGACTCTTGCCATTAACGACGCTTTATCTATATCACCAGGCATATTCAATATTACCTGTGTTTTGTCGTATATACCTGCCTGTAGCAGCATTAAATCTTTTTGTAATTTTGCCTGTGGTGACTTGGCCCTGGTACTACCAATAACCACCCTAACATCAAGTTTAATTGATGCCATATCAAATAACTTAATGATACTGCCCTGTTTCTCATCCCATACGGGCTTATTCATCGTTATTTCCTGATTAGATCCATCAGGATTTATAATTCTAATTGTTCTCTGTTGATCATAGACCAATGGTGTCCATTCCAGGATAATCTTTGCAGCCCTAACTAATGCATCATATATAGGTAATACTTTCCAATTCTGTTTTCTGGCCACGGCCTCATCAATGATCTGCGCCTCACCTACGGTCCCAGGGGCATCTGCGGATGATCCTTGCATATATTTATAGGCACCAAACACTTGTTCAATATCCATTTCATAACGGGACTTCTCCTGGAACAATTGACCTGATATAGCAGGTGGGGAGAATTCTTTAATCTTTTGTTCTCTTAACGCACCAGGATTAACACGAATAAGCGCATTAGGAATATGCCACTTTGCTACTTCCCCTGCATCCATTGCACCATCTTCATAAAGAAGTTTAAAATTTGTTGTTGCTGATGTATGAGAGATAAGCAGCGCCTCTGTCCTGTTTAACATCCTTTGTGGTGATTTAGCGTGTCTTACATCCCCTGCAGGATACGGCGTACCCGTATGCTCATTACAAGCAGGAATAATAGGGAATCGAGTTATTGGCAGCACTTCGTCGTATGCTAATTTGTCGCCTATAACGAATACTTCTCTGATTTGAGTACGATAAATAATTTCTTCGTCTACAACTTCATTTTTCAGCAACTTTTGATACTCTTTATCCTTTTGAAGTTCGTTTAGATATTGATCTCTATTATAGATTTGGGTATGCCCTGTATTGAGATCCGTTAATCTAACGAATGGGACATTTACTTTCGTCCAATAGATATACTTCCTAACCTTCTCCATATAATTGTCGCCGATATCTGCTCTGGTCCAGGTATCATCCCGATCATACTTACCAGAAGATATTTCGTTTAAAGTATGGTCCGACGATGCCTCATCTATCAGGTCCTTAAACCTGGGGAATGTAACCTTCAGGTTTTCCTTTGTATGTATATCTGAATAAATGATATACGATGCATCGCTGAAGTCTGGCAGCATACTGTTTGCATCAACAAAAATTGATTCTGGCGGCAGCCTTTTAAGACGCATTCCACCTAAACCTTCATCGGCATTCCAATCAGGATAAACAAATAAATATCCTAATCCCTTTACAATATAATCCTTACAGATCTGTCGATATTGTACACTACCATCTGAATCTTCCCATATACGATCAAGCATAGCATTACATATATATGCAAATTCCTCATCACCTTTCTGCATAGGATCACAATCCCATTCAGGGTTAGACGCTGATATATTAGCCAGGACCGTTTCAACCGCAGGACGGATCTTATTATTTGCCTCTGGGGGTTGCCCCACAGACATAAGGTATTCCTTTTGCGGTATAGTTAACTGTTGGCCAAGATAAAATTCTTCATCTTCAGCCATCTGGTATCGATATGTGGAAGACATACTCTCACACATAATATATGCGCTACGCACATCTTCAGCATCGATATCAGGCAGATTTAATTTATCGACTTTCATTATTTATTTGCTTTAATGTAATCCTCGGCGTATTTGATTTCTGGACCATTGCCATTTTCGAAGTTTTTTGGATTAGCAACAATATTTTCTGCCCATCCAATTGGTGACAAACTTGCAGGGCAGGTTTGTTCTATCCAGGACTTTTCCTTCTTTGCTGCTTTTTTCTTTGGTGCTTTTTTCTTTGCTTTTGCCATTAGTGATCTCCATCGCTGAAACCGTTTTCCCAGGACTCAAGGTCCACCTTTGTTAGCGGTTTGGTTATTACGAAATCTTTTATCTTATCGTTCTGTATTTCCAATTTTTCTCCACCTGATATGTAAGCCTTTCCGTCTGATGTTCTACTCACATCATATACCGTGAAAGTGGACTTAAACATTCCAAGTCTTATTATCCTTGCGGCATACTTTTTTCCCTCAATCCATATGAATATAATATCATCTGTATTAAGCCCTTTGCCAAAGAAGACTTTGAACGATTGCGTTAAGCCTTCTACTGTTGAACGAAACAATACCAGGAAGAATGCGGCAACAAACATCCAGGTATAGCCTCCAATCAATTCCTGTGCTAAACTTTCTAATTGTAAAGTATCCAAATCTTTTATTGTTTATCATAGTTAATTGTAGATCATTTGTCCTGTTTCCCAATCACATCCAACAGTAAGGCCTGGGATCACCCACTCACCCTTCTTGTTCATTGACACAGATGGTTTATACATATCGTCCATAGACCAACGCAAAGCATCCAATGTATCTTTTTTGAAGGTCCCGTGTTCCTTGAAGGCCAACAACTCCTGTTCTAATTCAAAATGAGAGTCTTTCATAAAAACCGCTTTACTTGCGAAATAAGGCTGCATTTCTTTTATCCTGAAATATTTAGCCTTAATCGCTTTTTTTGGCATTATATTAAGAAATCTACCTGTTTCTTTAGAAACCTTCTGCACATAGTCCCTCAACATAAAATGGCCTGTTTCTTCTATGTTAACCAATTTAGGCTTATACATATCGGCATATTCAAATATCTTTTCCCCACAATCGAATGGGGCAATTTGACCTCTAAACATATCCAGGACATAAATATTAAATTCTTCATCAACGCCTATAACCATTATAACGGAATAGTCCGCCTTAACATTTTCGGACGATGCAGGATCTATACCCATAAACACATTGATTGGTATCTGATTTTTCATTCCGCCCGTCGTTTTCATTAAAAATTGGTATCCGTCCTGCTCCAGGTACATTCCCGTATAATATTGAATATGCTCTTTTTTAAACACACGAAAGGAGTCATCCATTGGTATGTTCTGGTATTCCTGGAAAAAATACGATGCATCTCCTTCTGACACCAATCTATCCTTTTCTGCCATTAACCAGGCGTAAGTTCTATGTTCTTTCCATAAAACTTCTGGGACTCCTTTTTTATCAAGGATCTCCATTCCTGATGATGCAAATTTACCAGGTTCTGTATTCTGCGTAACAGATTGAAAGAACATTGTATCCCAACCCTTTACTTTGTGTTTTCCGTCACGGTCCCAAGACCTGGCTCCTGCTATTCTATTGAGATAAGAATCGTCATCTATTATGGTTCCTACAAAAATCAATTTCGCGTCTGCGCTACCAGGGATAACGGCACCATTTAGCCACCTTCTAAACTTATCTCTTTGTAGTTCGGTAACTGTGTTAGCCTCGCCTTCGCCATCGTCAATAATTGTCAATGTTGGACGATATGCGCCATATTTCAGGCCACGGACCTTCTGGCCTGTACCACGGATCAGTATTTTACACTTATTTGTCGGATTTCCGTGTTCATCAAAGCCACCAATGACCTGTTTTTCCTCTTTTCCCCATATACTACCCATTCTGTTACCGAAAAAATACTTCAATACGGGATTATACTCTATTTCGTCGCCTATTGTTTCGAGTAAATACTTCGATTGGGTTTCAGACTCCGAAATAAGCAGAACAAAGTGTTCTTCACCGAATAAAATCCGATGTAACGGATAAATTAGTGAGCATAGTGTGGTTTTTGCGTGTCCCCTGGGCGCAACAACGGCTAATTTGTCCCCAGGATCCATAGATAGAAGTTTTTTCACGATTTTTTTGTGAAAATCTGGTGATTTACATCGTATATGATGGTGCATAGGATCACCATTGTCGCCAAACAATGTTTCAGCGAAAAAAAATGGATCTATATACATCTTACGCAGAAAATTCTGCTTTTGTGATGCAGATAGGTTCATTTAGTTACCAATTATGACACAGGTTACTCCTGCTTCTGTAGCATCTAAAGAATAAGCCGATGCTTTAATTTTAGCGTTTGCTATAGCCTCTGCGCTGCAGGGGATACAAACCGCATCACCAACCGCAGAAAGAACGGCGTGTACTTTTGATCCAATTTGTACGGAAACTGTTGGGGATCCAACCAGGCTATCCAATTTTACATAGAATGCCTCAAACGATGTTGTTGGTATGGTCCCATCCGTAGTGAACCCTGCCAGGAGTGCCGTAGCAGGTAGTGCTGCAACTGCGTCTTCTACGATCCCAACATATTTAACGGACATAGAATCTGCAAAGTCGGTAGATCTTTTACCACCGTTCACGCCAACATTTCCTTCTATTCCCAGATAGGAATAAACGACACCATCGATAGTTTCTTCAGTTTCAATCTGTGGTTCTAACGACACAGATATAATACAATTATTTGCCATTATTATTTCTCCTTACTGATTTCATTTTTTATTTTAACTATGATATAAACAAGCGTAGCCAGGGATACTGCTAATTGAACCATTGGGTGAATAAGATCTATCCACCAGATCGATACTCCGCCGACTCCTGCTGATAAAGTTTTAACTGTGTCCATTACGCTTTTTCTCCTGGGGCTTTAGGATCTATTGATTGTTTTTTAATATCTTCCATAATGCCATCATATTCCTTTTGCATATCACGAATCATCTCCTTAACCGTATCAGGGATCTCTTTGCCTTCATAGCGGTCCGTATACTTCCATATCCGTTCCTGGAGATATGTGGCTCTGTCTGATGAGATTTTAAGGTGCAGCCTCTGGTCCACCATATAGATCTCATATTTAAGGTCACTAACATCTGTAACCTTTGCATAGCGGCTATCAATAGTGAATGCAGATCCTACCATTGTAATTAGCCCAAGTAATAATGCAGCAATTGTATTCATATTATTCATTGTTAATTTTTCTGGGGAACATCTTTAGTTCGCCAACCAAAACTCCTGCTTTTTTATCCTCACAAGCCTTCATTTTTTATTTATGTTCCCCATTAGTTTAAGGTTGTAGTGTCCATACTGATGAAATAAAATAATCTCCATCGGCAGCATTAGCATCCACATCAGCCTGAAATGTCATAACCGCTAATTTCCCTGCAGGTACTATAGGTTGTACATTGAAATTTGCCTCTAATGATGAATAGACTTTGTGGTCCGTACCATCGTGGATCTGGGTTGCCGTTGCTATGGTAGCAGTATTACCTGCAGTAAATGGATCCCCATCATCAACCGCCTCAACCTTAATCGTCATAGTACAGGCATTTGCGGATCCCATACGCCAAATAAGTTTATTTAGGACCATATCAAACGGAGCCAGGAATGCTTTTCTATCACCTGCCGATGCCGATTCTGTCCCATCTGTCCAGGGTAGATAATTTTCGGTTGTTCCTGCGTCATCTTTATAATTATGACAAAAGGCTATAGGAACTCCCATAACTATACCTGTCCCATTTGGAGCAAGAATAAGATCACCATTAGAATTATCTGTTGAGATTGTATTCCCATCAAGGGACATATTATCTGTTCTTACTTTTCCTACACCGTTAGGAGTAAGGTTAACATCTCCACCTGCATTCGTTGCTGAAAGAGTATTTCCGTCTAATTTTAAATTATCGATAGAAAGGTCATCTGCCGTTTGTGCTGCGCCCGAACCTGTAAATCCAGATACTGCATTTTTGATAGCAGCGCCAGACGAGTCTATTTCCAACCCTGTTAGAACACTATTATATACTGCCATATCTATTCCTCATTTTTTAATTTATACTAACACTTGGGAGATTTGTTGTCCACCCGAATTGTTACTTCCACCCCACCAATATTTTGTTCCGTCGGGTTTCCAGATAAAAGTTTCAGGATCACCCTGGCCGTTTGTATACCCTGTTCCTGATGCCTGAAAATCTATCCATTCTTCCATTACCATTGTGGTAAGATCATATGGTGTGGACATTGAGTATCTTCTTATGCCATAGTAAATACCACCAACATTTCCGTTGTCGCCTACAACCATAAGGCCATTTCCACTATCAAATACAAAGACACCGCCCCTGGTATTGCCCATACCTGGCGGTTGATCTGGAACGGGTATAACTGATTGTTGTAGTGTATCGGGAAATCCACCTGCATTAAGGTCCCATTTCTGTATATTTTGTAAACTATTTCCGTTACAAAGAAAGAATGAATTAGTGCCAAAACTGAATCCTCTACCTTCGTTATTGCCGCTAACAGTATTGTTTGATCTATCTGCTGCTACCTTTGTACCTTCACCTGTTATCTGGTATGGTGTCGTTAAATCAAATCCCAACCAATTGTAAGGTTGGCTATTATAATCAACAAACAGATGAACGATGTTCCCATTATCATCCCAATTCATTTTATCGTGAGAATAACCTGCACCAAATGCTGCAGTTGAAATAACCAATTCTTCTGTGGGACCAGAATATCCCAGGTCTATATTCCAGGGACTTGATAATCCCCAGGCTATCATCCCAATGAAATTATCAGCAGATCTCTTGTGACAAGTTAAAAGATCACCTGTTGCAGAAAATAAAAAACCAGAATTCTGTGTGTTATACCCTAAAGAAATAAGATCATTACCCATTGGGGTTCCTGATTTTATATTTACTTGTTGTTGTATAGATTGACCTGCCTCGTGGTCCCCTAATGTGAAAGGGACACCTGCAGGAGGCGGTACTACTACCTTAAAGGTTTCTGCTCCGTTATCACTATTAAAATCTGCGCCTGTCTGGGTATTAAATAATTGGTGGGAAGGTACGAACGGGGTAATTCCTCCACTTGATTTTCCTAATCCTAATCCTAATCCGAGATTAGACATATATCAGCCTACATAGCATATGCATTTTTCGCCATTGACACCGACACCTACCTGAACCCAACTACCGTAAATGGTAACCCCTGCAGGTATAACATCAGCAGCAGCAAATGTATCACCACCCTTTCCTGCACCGCCTGTACCGATAAATTTTGTATTGTCATCGGCCACCAAATCAGTAAATGTACAATCCGTGAGACAGGTTATTGCTACAACCCTTAACGGTGCAACAGGTATAAATAATGTTGCAGCAGAATCCAGGAAGGCTGATCCATCCTGGCCAAGTGCTATTGTATCGTATCTATCGAACGCCATATTGAACTCCTATTTAATTTTTTAATTGGTTAGCAAAAGTATCCTGTTCTTTTCTTAATTTCTTTTTGTCATCATCCGAAAGGATCATAACAGATTCCTGGACCTGTTCTTTTTTGACTTTAACATTATGCCCAAGAAGATCAGATGCCTTGTTTAATGCCTGTAGACGAACAGAATGGGGTGCGTTCTTATCTTCAATAAATCCCTTTAACCTGTCTGCTACATAATCATCGTCCAAACCCTTTTCGATCAGTTTGTCTTTCATCTTCATACTCATAAACTCCTTTGCTGAATCCTTCTTCAGGATCCATAAGGCCCTTCTTAAGGAATTCGTAGGGTTGTTGTCCTGGTAGACCGCCATATAGGCTTGAATTAGATCTGATGCGATCCACATTCCCTTCATATCGGGCTGACAATTCTCTACCAGGTACTCTAAAAATGCCTGTTGAAGGACCGTAGTCTTGACGGCCCGTGTTAATTTACCCTTTAAAAAAACATCCCATTGATAGTCAGGACATTTAGCAGCATATATGTTATGCTTGTAGGTCGGCGTCTTGCCAAATCCCGTCCTGATAGCGAAGATGGGTTTCTTCGTCTTTGTATTTAGTTTGGTCCTGCCTAATACCTGTAGGACCTTACCATCTGCAGTTGAAATCCAATCATCTTTGGTTGCCTGGCGCCAATTTTTAGCAATTTTAATGCCTTTTCTCTCGGCAGCAGCCTTATCGTAGATATCAAATGTTCGGTTTCTGCAGCGTATTTGCATATAGTAAGATAATATGCAAAAGTACAATTCTGCAAAATTAAAAAAAATTCTCCTCTTAAAATAACTATAACTATAACCATAACTATAACCATATCTATATAGTGTACCATTAACACAACCGTTTAGTAAACGGTTCCCGTAACCCACCTGGATATATTATTTAACTGTTACCACCCTCTATAAAAACTGTTTAAAAAATGTGCGGCAAGTGCATTATATAGCAGCCACCCCCACCTTCGCCCGATCCGATATTTTTTTTTTGGTTGACTTCGGCGCTGATCCTGCGTTGACCTGGCCGCCTGGCTGATCGGGGGCCGCATAAATAAGGACCGTGCGCCCGTGCGTACGGGGCCGCCGTCCTGATCCCTGGCGCCTGGTTGCACCTGATCAGATCCTGGCGCCTGGTTAACCTGGATCCGTTAGACCTGGCCGCAGCCCTGGCAGATCCCAGGGCCTGGAACGGTTGCGCCAATGGTTGGCGGAAGGGTTTGCGAAAGGGTTTGGCGTATGGTTGGGGGCGGTTGTATATTCCTGGCGTGAATAGTGCCGCTTTATTTTCTATACAATCAGCCCAGGGGCAACCTGTCCGCCGTCGGTGGCCTGGTTCCTGGTGTCCTGGCGTGAGGCGCTTTAATACACTAACAAATAAAAGAGGTGTTTATATGTTTAGAGTCCTACAAGATACACAAGCCCAGGGCGTGACGGTCACGGCCGAGGTTTGCACGGGTACTTATTGGGAGTGCTTTGCCTGGCTGCTGCAGCATCAAGGCAACTCCGTCCACTATGCTACAACCTGGGGCGGTTATGAGTTCCAGGAATGGAACGGGACGACCTGGGAGGTGATCAGATGAAATATTACTTATTGATCCTGACAAGCACGGGCCAACCTGTGGCCCCCAGGTTTAGCAGCCTGAAGGAACTTGGCCAGGCCCTGGCAGCCCTGGGGATCTCAACCCTGGGCCAGATCCAGGCGCACGGGTACCAGGTCAAAGAGATTAAACCAGGTGCAGCAGCGCCGCAACCTGTGGCCCTGGCGTGAGTGCGCCAACCCTGGCCACCTGGTCAGTAATGACGGGCAAATTAAAAGGGATCCCTGCCCTTAACACTTCGCCCCTGGTCAATAAGTTTTGCCAGGCAATGAACAAAGCGAAAAGGGCCGCCTGTGCTGCTTGTTATAGCATTAGAATGCTGCAGACGAGCCGCCAGAACTGCGCTCCAAGTTGGGAAAACAACGGCCGTTATTTATCGGAACGGGTACACCCTGGCCGATATCTACCCAAGCCGCCCAATGCGCTTTATATTCGTTTCAGCGCTCACGGCGAACTGATCAACCTGGCTCACGCCGTGAACTTGCTGCGGATCTGTGACCTGGCCCCTTCCACTACTTTCAGCCTGTGGACCAAGCGCCCAGGCCTGGTGATCAAAGCAATAGAGCAGCACGGCGCCAAGCCTTCTAACCTGATTTTAATATTTAGTAATGATCAGGAATTTAATAAGGCCGCAGCGCTGCCGCCTGGTTTCGATAAAACATTTAACAACCAGACAGAAAAGGACAAAGGCGCCCCGTCTAATTGTTTCGGGGCCTGTCTGGATTGCTTAAAATGTTACACCCTGGAAGATCCAACCGTAAATATATTTGAGGTGCTGAAATGAGTTACCCCAGATTAATAATAAATGTTATTGTGAGTTCTTTCAAGGTGTTTATCCTGTCTATGGTTTGGCTGATCTGGGGCGCCTTCGTGCGGCCTGTGTTTTACGCCGTGCGGTGGATCCTGGGCAGATGATCACAACCTTAATAATAATCCTGATCCTGTTAAGCCTGGCACCTGGAGGCCGCCAGGCGCTGCAGCCTGTAACCGTTTGGCCAGGTGATCAGAGGCCAATAAGTGCAGCAGCAGCAGGACAACGGCAGCAGGGCAGCACCAGGGCAGGGGATCGGATCCCTGGCCCTGGCCCTGGCGCCTTATATTTTTTTTGTTCTTTTTATCCTGGCCAGATCCTGGCCAGATCCTGGCGGCGGCCGTTAGATCTAACATTTATTTTTTTTCCCCCTGGTTGCGCCTGGCCAGGTCGCGGCGTACACGCCCCGATATTATTATCCAAAGTTAAAATGTTAGCCCTTCAGATTTTCAAAGTTAGTAAAGTTAGTAAAGTTAGCAATCTCAATAACAAAACAGGAGAAATAATACGATGACCTTCGATGATAAAACTGCTGCCTGGATAAAGGGCGGCGGCGAAGTAGATCTACCAAGAGATCCTGACGATTGGCATAAACTTGCATACAGATCCATAGTATGGAACTCTGCAGCAAAGGTATGGCAGTACATCAGGAGAAATAAACGGGTACAGAGTTATGATCAGATCCTTTACTCATATAGGTACCTGGCAGATCTAATTAAAATAACCAACCGCATCCATCAGATTGATGATGAATGCACAACTAAACAATAGGAGGCCAATATGATTTGGTCATTAACCTGGCAAACGCCATACGGAGAAATGGATCCTGATCAGAACTTTCTGACGATCCGTTTCTTCCCAACTGAACGGAAGGCCCTGGCATATCAGAAATTTATGAAAAATGATGATCCTGATGCCTTCGATTTTAGCCTATGTAAACACGGCTTCGTTAGATCTAATGAAGGCATAGCGAACCTTTGTGAACATATCCTGGAGGTGTACTCTTGAGTAGCCATTGGGAATTATTAAATAACCGCATAAGAGGAGATCAAAAAAGATGAATAATACAATAACCGCCAGGATCCAAACGGCCCTGGACAGAAACCTATATGAACAGTTCAAGGGGATCCTAATTAAATATGAGATGTTGGATCCAACTGTACCACCCAATGACCTGGATCTGATGATGATATATTCAGACTACATCCGCCTGTTCCAAACAGATGGAATGAAGGCCCTGGTCGGATATGTTCAATGGTCAGAAAGAGAACTGACAGGCCCAGAGGCTGACGCTTTCGTGACCATCAAAGGCACCATTGCTCACGACCTGGGTGATCGGAATGAACCCTGTATGCTGCCAAGATCAAGCGGCTACCTGGAATACTACCAGGATGCTGCAACGGCCAGGGCTGCCATACGGAAATTCCCCTGGGTAAAGAGGCTGCACCAGGCGCACCTATACACAAGCGGTAACGGGGCCACCGATTGCGGTATGCCATTGCTTGGTAATAACTATGCCAACCTATATCCTATGGAAGATTGGAAACTCTGTGAGGAGTGTCACCCATCTTCAAATGATGATAATAGAGATGGTGATGTTGGCGGCCAGGAGATCAATCCCCACGATCCAGATCCTTCAGGCCATAATTGGAAACCCCTGGAACGGCTCTGTGATGATTGTGAAAAGGACGAAACAGATCAATGGGGCCAGGATGACTTCGGCCCAATGTATGTTGATGATTTTATGCATATGGGTTCCTTCCCGATCAACAATGTTAAGGGCAGACGGGAAATCCAATTGTATAAACATATCGATACCAGGCGCTACCTGAATATTGATAATGACGGGATCCTGTATAAATATGAATCCGATTCTGGTGAGTATGTTCAGACCACTCCAAAGGCTGCCATTGCGGCAATCTGGAGATAATGAATAAAAGGGATCTGCTGCTGCACCTGGCTGCTGCTGCAATATTCATTGCAGGTCAGTACCTGGCGGCTTATCTTCTGGGGCTGATTTAATCCTATAAATCGGCACCACAACTACACCGCACAAAGCGGCAGTCTGTCAAGGGGCTGCCGCTTTTCTTTTATACGATAACCCCCAAATAACCCCCATACTTACTACCGCCTAACCTGGAGATCTCTCCGTTAAGGGGCAACCTGGCGGCCTGTTTTTCAGTAAATATGCACTTCTGTAGGCTATTCCGCCTATCCTGGTGTAAATTAGATCTAATCAATAAAAGGATATTATTATGAATCAGAATAGCATCACTACCAGGATCAGCGCTGCAGCCAATGAGTATTATCAGGGCCACTATAAGAATCGGTTCCAGGGATCCAGGATCGCCCTGGAGTCATTTCCAACTTTGAGAGAAGAATCCAGGGCCGCCCTTAAAGGGGTTTTCACCCAGGAAGAGTTAGCAATGATCATTGTAGCCCATAGGGGTGAATCGTTGGACGGGAAAGAGTTAGCAAGTAGGCGAATGTTTGAAGGGTTCCTGGCAGACTATTGGGAGCAGCACAAGGAATTACACCTTGCCCTGGACTTCGTTAACCTTATTAAAAAGATTAGAGAGTTAGGCTGCTTTGAAAGATTTACCTTGAGAGAGTTGGCCTACGGGATGTGGACCAACCCTGGAGTTACTGATTCGGATCTGGAAGATCTGGCCGAATAGTCACTTCAGTTCTGGGGGTAGGTGAGTAATACTTACCAGGATCCATTAGGTACACCTGGCGGTCGTCTACCCAATACGGCGCCAGGGCATCCAGGGTAAACTTAACCAAGTTATCCAGGTCAGGGGTTTTAATATGGGGCAGAAGATCGTTTTCTGCTGCCTTCTTGCGGTATTTAGGCCAGGAAGTGGGTATAGGCATATAATACCTTACCTTTACGAATATAGGGCCTTCTATGGGCTGCTTGGGGATATGTTTATGAGCCAATAACAGGAAGTCTGCTTTGTCACCTTTGGAAGGATCATAATGATATCCCCTTCCGCTACGATGCCTCTTTTGTGCTTTAGGATCTCCCCTAACAATGAATTTAATATTATATGGGGGATTCATCCTGGCTGCCGCCCTGGTATGGTGGATCAATTCTTACCTGGAGAACATCGTCACCTTTTTTGGTTTTACCCTTCCAGATTGCTATTTCAACTTCGACACCATCAGGCGTTGTGGCCTTACCTTTAGCAATGGGCCTGTTAGATCCCTGTTCCTGATCCTGGTACCACAATGTACCGAATCCTTCTTTATGTTTAAATGGTCCATCCATTATTCACTCCTTTGTTTTAATTTAAATTCATAGCCTAATTCAACCTTATCAATCTTTTTCTGCATATCATTACATTTAAGATTAACCTTCCAATTTAGATTGATAATCTTTTGTTCCAGGGCCTCAACCTTATCGATCAATTTTAATATATCATCCTTCAGATCATCAATAGTTAGTTTACTCTTTGGCATCTACACCTCCACTTATCTTTTTAATATATTGCTCTATGGAACCAATAACATTGGGGGTGCGTTTCCGTGCATACCTTAATATCGAAACCATAGAGCAATAGACTCTGTGTTTTAGTACCATACAAATTAAACCAGGCATACTTTTAGCCTTATATAAACCTGTATCATAATAATACCTGAATGTACCATCAGGTTTCTTATACTTTCGTTTCATCGGGTATGGCATCTTTTTCTTTCTGCTGCTCTTTAATAAATGCATCAAATTTCTTTTTGCGACGCTTACTAAATAGGAATTCGATCAGCCATTTAACCATATGCTCCACGCTGCTGATCCATCTTTCCGCATTAGAAAAACGCTGCATTAACAATTCGTCCCTTCTCTCAATGTGCGCCAATAGTTCCCGATATGTCATTTTCTTTTTCTTCATAAAAGCGTCCCCTGGTCGCTAACCTCATATAGGTTTTTAGGATAATTAAAACTTTCAATCTCTGCATATTTTTTAGTCAACAGATCTAAATTCAACAAGTGTGCTGCACCAATGAAATAATATAGCCATCTCTTCTGTTGTCTGATATGAATAAAATGAGCCAATGCTTTTTTACCTGTAGTCTTTTTAAATACTACCATAGCCGATTGCGCTGACAATGGGATTATTTCATCCACCTCAAAAACCTCACCCGTCCAATTCTGTTTCCTTGCAACATTTGAAAATTTCTTTGCCGTGTATTGCGCCTCTTTATTAAGGCTCATTGCCACCTCTTTATTCATAGTATTAGTCCTTGTATGGGTACCAGGTATCTTTACCTTTGGTATCTTCAGGTTCAAATAGGCCATCCTTTTCTACCTTATCCCAATCTATTATCTCTTTTTTGACTTGCGCCTGGTGGCGCTGCCTGGCTGCATAATTCTTACCCCGAAGATCTTCCCTGGATTCTTCCACCTTACTACGACACCGACTTATGGATCTATAGTTAGGTAGTTCACCCCTGGAAAGCATAACCAACAACTGATATGCTGACATTTTATGTGTTTTTGTGGGACCACCCAATTCATCATCCCATATCAGGGCCACAAGCAGCGTATCGCTATCCCTGGCACCAGGAATTTTTTCTAATATGCTAATTACTTTATCTTCCTGTGATTTTATCATCATTATAATATTCCTCTATATTGAATGTTACTTTAGCATCATCCAGGTATCTTTGAAAATCGGGCGCCAGAAGATGGCCCACGATAAAGTCAAGACACAACCTCAATAATATTGGCGGTGAGTTGTGAATAGTGCCAGGAGAAGACTCACCAGGGCCACGGCCTGATGATTTCTCTTTGGGACTCTCACCGCCTTTTTCAACAATTTCAAATTTCATAGGTTCTCTCCATTCATTTTTAGATCGGACTCGTTTCGACATCAGGGTTATTCCTTCGCCATCTGGCAATATCTATTTCCAATTCATCTATAGACTCTACATCTAACTTAATTTCTTTTGCTATATCAAGCATATATTCCAGGCGCTCACCTTCGTTCCACTTACCCTCACGCTTTTGATTTAAACCATATCTTATAGCAGCAATCCAATCGTGTAGGTGGGCGTTGTCTTCTGTGCGTTCTATTGGGGCTTTAGCAGCGTTATGGATCTCCCTATTATGGTCCAACCTAATGCGGTCCATAATCTTTGTACAATCTGTTATAGATGGCATTAACCCTGGCCTGACCTGATATACAAACTCATTCCAACCTTCACGCAGCACATCTTCATTATATTTAGAAAGTGCTACTGTCCAATTCTTTACCTGGATATCATTCATATTAACATTTAGAAAAGCATCTAACTGCTCTACATAATCCTTCTGGACCTTATTGAGTTTAGATTGGAGAATTTGTGACATCGCTATAGTCTATCTCCCTATCTTTTTTCTTACCTTTAGAAAGGTGTGTTGCATATTGCAATACAATATTTTCCCACTTGGTATTACCATTTGAAGACTTACGCCTAATGGATTTCAATGATTGAAGATTAGATAACCAATTGAAATTAGCAGTTTCATCATATGAACTAATAATCCATTCAAGGATCTCTTCCATTGACTCCAGGGAAACCTTATCCAACCTGTGAAGTTTCTCTAATTCTGATGCCCCAGATTGTAACATTGATTCTGGCATATGACCATTCTTAAATATGGACAGTTTAGGGAATACTTCCTTTACTGCAGCAGTATATCTCTCTGCCAGGCTAATGTACGGGGATATATCCCTGGTGACCTTCTGAACCACCTTTTTAATTTCCACACGATGTAGTTTGTCCTGGCGTTCATTAACCCACTCATTGATAAGTTCAGTATATGTGTTATTATCTGAAGACACACCCACCAATGTTTGGATATATTCGTTTTTCAAATCACAATCGGGAATGGAATCAAGCATACCCAACCAGGACTTTAATATATTAGGATTAGCAGGGGGCCTATTGTATTTGGCCCAATTCGGCAAATAGATTACATTGGACGACCAATCTGCTATAGCCATCTTTTTACCAGACAATTCCTTAAATGCCTTTTTAAAGGCATCTGCGCTCCAACCCAGGTCATCCGTGCAAGAACCTATTCCTGCCCTGTATATGCCTGGTAGGGGCTTTCTAATGGGACCTGTGAGTAAATAGAGCCACAACAGTTTTCCGTGTGGTGTCAGGGTTGTGAAATCCCTGGATATCCAGGTAGTTATTGAAACTTCATTATATCGGATCATTTGCTAACCCACCATTTTATTGTTTTAGAAGAAATGCTACTGTGCCTACCGTAATAATTAGGCAGCACAATTTTAAAATGGCAGGTCGTCATCGTCTTCCCCTGGTCCGCCTTTTTTTGGCTCTTCTTTTTGGGCTTTTTCTCCTTCATCGATCATTCCTCTTAACTTATTAAGGCAAATTTCAACCGCATCATAGTTAGGACTCTTTTCCAACCAGGGACCTACTTTATCCCTCGTTTCATCACTAACATACTTTGAGCCTAAACATTCACGGATCTGGTCAATCAATGTTGGCTGACGCTCTTCTTCTTCTTCTTCGGGCTTAAAATCACCATTTTCCCGATCAAAATCCTCATAAGGTGTATCACCAACAACGGGCGCTATAATCCTTTTTAGGTCGTCAACATTGCCTTTGGTTTTTGTTTCAATACTCTGTACTTCTGCCTGGGCCATCTCATCATCCGTGTAGATCCCTGATAGATCATTGGGGAACGCCTTTCGCAGCGCCAGGGCCTCTGCACACTTACCAAGCATTAAATATGGCATTTTATTCCACATATAATCTTGCTTTCCTTTTGGGCAATACTCAAGCCAGGATGCAGATGCTTTAAAATCACACACCACACCACCCACTATTTTACGGACACAGGCCGTTGCAACCTTTGGCTGCCTTTCACCTTTTGCCAGGAGTTGATATTCTGTCTGGCCACCATTATATAGATATTCGTCATTCCCTGCATATTTACCCGTTCTTTCAGCAATGGCACGATAACCATCAATGCCTGTCTGAATGGTAGCCCTATTGCCCCTTTTGATCATATGTATCTGTCTGGAAAAAGGATCCAGGCCAGATCTCTCACATTGGTATAAGAACAGGGACAATTCATCATCTGTGCAACCATTTGCTACTGTTCTTTTGATCAGATCCTTCTGATCGTCGGTCAATACCATTGCGGTTTCTTTGTTAATTATGCTATTACTCATCGGTACTCCTTATTTTGCTATTTTCTTGAATGGCCTTGAAACTGAAACTGTCGCATACTTCTCATATACACCAGGCTCTTCTGATTTTAACCGCCTTGTGTTTATTCGTTTCGTTTCAATTGGCTTATAGTGTAAACGATACCCTGTGCAATCAACCATAGGCCTATCGCCAATCTTATCTTTTATTAAAGTTTTCTTTTTATCTATACGCTCCTTAACCTCTGTGGCCACAAGTTCCATTTCAACCAATTCCTGGACCATAGGAGTGAGTGTATCATCAAAATGGATATCCCCACCATTGTCTGCTACCTGGCCTAATAATGCAGCGCCCTGGCACGATGTGCGGTAAGGACACCTGGAACATCTTTTATCCTTCGGATCCAGGCGGTCTGGTGATGGACCATTTTCTACTTTGGCCCAAAATTTATTCCCTTCATATTGAATAGCCTTGATGATCTCTTCATCCCTATCAACATTAAATGTAATAAACTCCCATTGCTCTGCCCACAATACCGCTATACTTGCCCAGGAACGATTTGTAATAAACATTCCATATTGCATCTGAAGGATCCAACTGTTTGGGATCCCTTCCTGTTTTATCTTCATAAACATCTGGCGGCCAACACTTTTACATTCCAGGACGCCTGGTCCAAGCGGCGGATGGCCATTCCTGGATGGTTCACGATTATAACTATGATCTCCTACTATCTCACCATCTAAATGTACCCTGGCCCATTCGATTGTCTTGTGAGTTAGCGTCCTATGGACCTTCCTGACATTGTTGCCTGTCACTTCACGATATTCTTCAATTATAATATCTTCTAATTTATTACCACGCTTAATAGCACCTTCAGAAAGGATCGGGTAATCAGGATCATTCCCTTGTTTATCCAACCATAAATATCGTTGGCAGCCATACGGCTCTATACTAAATAAGTGTTGGATATCAGATCCGCCTATCCCCTGGCGGCGTTCTATTCTCTGTTTTTCAGTTATCATTATTAACCTTATCCTTTTTATTATAGTTAAGCCACTCTTCCAGATCCTGTGCTTTAATACGATAGCCCCCAGGTACTTCAACGGCCTTTATTTCATCATCTTTAATAAGATCTAATACCTTCCGATACGAAATTTTTAATATCTCCGATACCTCTTTTGGTGTATATAATATCATCTCTGGCATAGCATTTCCTATGTTATTTAGTGATTTTTGGTGTGTTTAAGTTACTTTGGGAGTGGTTTAAGACGCAAGGGATTTTATCTTTTCAGACAATTCCTTCGCCCTACCTGGAGTCTGGCGACTCCATCTACTATCAAGCATTTCTACCGCAGCAGTTATATAGTCGTTATTTTCTAACGCTTTAAGATAATTTTTAAACTTTGATACCCCAGATACGCCCATCTGATAGCACATATTTATTACTACAATTTTGACAGTATTTGGTTGGTCCTTCAGAAATGGGAACCTATTGAAGATCCTGGGCAACAATTTTGTTATTTTCTTCTCCAGGATCAGATTACAGACCTCTTCGTCAAGTTCAAGATCCTTTATAGCGAAACCTATCCCGATCGTTGGGATCCCCCGTGTGTCATCATAGACACGACTACGGAATCCTTCGTGCCGCTTAAGGTCCGTGATTAGTTCTTCGAGATCTACTTGAAACATTACTTTTTTTTTGACTCTAAAGCAGCAACCCTTTTTTCCAGGGCCTCTGTCTTTCTATCTAATTCATTTTCACCAAAGACATAATCAGATATTTTGTCCAGGTCCAACTGCTTTAGAACAAGTTTAATTATTTTTTCAACCAGAAACTTTGGAATCATCTTCTACAATCTCTTCTAATACATCATCTATTAAAGACCAGATACCATCCAATAATTCCCTTTCATCAGATTCTGATAACAGGGGAAGATCCATTTTCTTATTTATGCCATCAAGTATGTGATCCTTTTTTGACCTTATCTGCCCTATGGCGAACTTCATCCCCATTTTCTTGAGCATTTCCAGAAATTTTTTCATCTTGTGCCTCTATTAGTGCTTGTTTGTAACCGATTAACTGATTCTTTTCTGCTATTGCGTTATTGATGAGAGAATCCAACTCACTCAATCTTTTACTAATATCTTCTGCTTTAAGCATATGTAAATATACTACTTCTGTAGGATTTTCTCTTTGATATTCTTTTTACCAAATTTCAAAGGAAAATCTACTAAATATTTCTTTATAAGATCATCAGTAAGCATCAACGATTGGTCCAATACAAAATTATCACCACTTTCCATAGCATTGTACAACTGCTTGGTGATGTCCGTTATAATAAGATTATTATGGAATACGATATCCTGGCCAGAGAGCAACTTTTCATTACCCCTATATTCTGCCTGTTCTTCTTTACTCATATTCTTCCACAACCTTTTAAAATCTGCGGCCATAGGTTGGTCCGTCATATACCCCTTTTCTTTCATAGCCAGGATATTGATATCTCCTATCATTTTCACTACATCGTGGAATTTATTGATCTGTTTCATATTCGTTGTGTACTTTGGATTCCCCTGTAGATCAGGGTAACCAGAATCGAATTCAGTATGCATCCATTGGTACTTCTGCATATTATCACCTTTTGAAAGATATTTATCTAACTGTTTAGGCACCTCACCACTACTTAAATTATCTATTCTTTCCTTGACTCCACCTGCATCCCTATTATCTAAAGAGATCCACTTATTAACTGTATTATCTATTGTTTGTAAACCATCCAGGTTCTCCCACATCTTTTGATATGTTAAGCCTTGCTTACCTCTATAAGGCATCCTACTCACAAACGCCCTCATAAATGGATAATCAGACAACTTTGTCCAGGTAGCATACCTATGGTCCGACAGGCCTGTGGCCACCGCCAGGTCATCTACAACATCCATAGCAAAATCACCCGTCCCTGCAAATGTAGAAGAAACAAAATGCTGCAGCCTCTTTGGGGACATTCCTATTTTATCAGCAATCCACCTCAATTGTATAGGTGTATTCTCATCATACTGTAGTGACTTATCCAGGTGTTCCATTTCCCTGGGTATAACTCTCCGACCTGTGAAAAAATCGTGGCCAACAACATTTTCTGCAATCAATTGTGCAGGATAAGGGAGTATTTCGGTTGCAAATCCTCCACCGCCACCTACAGGCATAATCTGTTCCCATCCTGATGCTAATGATTCCAATATTTCCCTATAACCAAAATTAGGATCATTCAGGTAATTCAAAAATGTTTCTGGGGCCTTACCATATACATAGCCGAAACCGCCCGTTGGTAGGCTGAATGTATATTGGCTGCCTGGTATAGGTATATTAAAGAATCCGTATTTTCTCCAGGTCGGCATATCAGCATACCGATCAGCCAACTCTTCAGATGAATGCCAATACATCCAATTGGCTATAGTTGGGGCGCCATAGTATATAGCACCCTTTGTGATCGTCTTGGCTAAATTTTCTGGTTTGTGTGCAATACCAAATTGTTTTGTATGCTGAATCCTGGCGTTCAAGAACGGCCATAATGCACCTGCATTACGCATACTTGCACCTCTTAACCCATAATCTGCAGCAATAGATCTACCTTCAGCCATTGCAAGATACACATCTCCTGTTTTATTGAGTGCATTAGCAAATCCACCAACCCTATTAGCCGTTTCTGTAAATGAATTAAACTTCTTGAACTGCTTAAATGGATTTAAACCATTAGGCCGCCAACCATCTATTGCCTGATACGCAGGATGTGCATACATACTGTTCTTACCCACATCCAGGTGTTTATCAATACCAACTAAATAACTTTGTGCTGAACCACTTGCCAGGAACTTTTGAAAAACAATATCATTAGCATTATAACTTTTGGCCCCTGTAATAAAATGGAAGGGGTTATATCCGTGCTTTGTATAGAATATAGATGATCCTATATCCCTGGGTACATTTCTTAAACCAAATAGTGGATTATATTCAACGGCACCTTTCCTTAATATTGTGGAAGGTAAAGCAGCCACCTTGAGATACTTGCTTGTTGTTGTGTTTAGATGTTGAAAGGCTTTGTACACATCTGGAGTGACTTCATAATAACCAATTTCACCATTCACCCTCATTGATATAATACCAGGACCTTCAATTGGGACCTTCCTATGCTGATAGATCCTATTGATAACTTCCCCTGTATTTGGATCTTTTTGTTCTGTTACAAACAGTTTACTATTCGGTATCTTCTGTACTCCAGAGCCACTTCCTGTCAACAACAGATTATTGACCAATGTAACCTTTGTCCTGTTCATATCTGCTGCGCTGATCAATTGGAATGTATTGGCTATAATCTGCTCTAATGGCGGCATCACATCTTCTTTTGCACCCTTAATACCCCGAACCTTTTGATAAGACTTGTCGTTTAAAAACTTATCAAGACTATACTTACCACCAGGGCTACCAACCTTATACATTTCTTCGCCGTGCAAATAACGATTAAACGGAATATAAAACTTATTTAGTTGTCTAATATTATCAACATCCAATTCACTCAACATCCCCGAATCTTTATAATAGTCAAGTACGGCGTCCTGGTACTCATATATTTGCTCTGCTGCTTCTTTTAATTCTGGGAAATCCTTCTCATACAGTTCCCGAACTTGACGCGACTTCTCCAGGCCCAATGTAGCCGCCTGGCCCTTATATCTTGTATGTAATTCTATGTTCCTTTGAGCAACCAGGTAGCCCTCTAATGCCTTAATCTTTGTGCCTCCACCTGCTATGAATGGTTGCAGTATTTTCATAAGCCCTGGAATATCTTCTCTGATCGTAATCTCCCCATTTGTTATTCTAAATGGATGATTATCCAGGAATTGTTGTGCCTTACCTTCTGTCCCCAGGTTTGACAAAAACTGATTGATAACCAATTCGTGACCTTTAGCACCTGGATTGTCTGCCATAAAATTGTCCGTTACTCTACGCAGGGGTTGAGTAAAGTCTACCAGGTTAAAGTATGCATCCCCATACACTTCTTTTACAATACCCTCTAACCATCCTTCTTCACCTTTACGATGAATTGTAGATTCTATCTGGACTCTTGGATCCAGAGCATCCCAATCCTTCATCTGGTCCCTGGCCTGTACTAATGCTTTCTGAACAGGTGTATCCTTAATTATACCCTCAAACATTTCAAAAAACTTTGGGGCCTCTTTTGCTGCATTTTTGGGATTAGTTACATAATCAGAAACAAATTCTGCAATTCCCTCTTTAACTGTCAATTCAGGGTAAAATCTTTTCTGTAGGAAGGATATCAATTCATCCTGGACCTCTAACCGTTCCTCCCACCTATCTACCGCCTCCTGGCCATACTTGTTCACCAATACTTTCATCTTGGTGTCCTTTGATGTACCCTGTTTCATATTCCGCCACTTCTTTACCTGGATAGCCAACTGATCGTGTCCTTTTACTCTCATCGACTCTGATATTCCGAATAAACTGATGTCCAAATAATGGCCTATTTCGTGAGAGAGATCGTCTACATCTTTTAAAGAGTTAACCCTAATGATTTCTGACTTGGGAAAGAATATCGCCACCGCATTCTTTGCAAAATTCTTTATTCTCTTAAATCTAACATTCTCTCCCTTATTTAAGGATAGATTCCTGATCAGGTCGTTACCTATGTCAGCCCTCTTGATAGGATCATTAAGGTCAGCCATCTCAAATTGATCATTAGCGCTGCCTTGTTTATCTTCCCTTGTAAATTTTTTAGATCCTAAACCACCCTTACCACTTCCACCTTTTGCCAGGAACGGATTATTATTGGCCTTTTCACTCTGCTTGGCCCCTAAATACCCCTGGATATTAGGTGGTGCATCTGCTTTATCATTCCTGATAGGCATCACCATTCCAATTTCTTTACCTTTGGAATCGAAAATAGTAACTGCGCTTATATTTGGGTTAGTTTTGCTGAATTTATATGTCAGGTCTGGACCAAAAAACTTTTGGAACATATCAATATATTTTGCATCTACAGATACGGCATTGAGGCCATCACTCAACCAGGCCGTGTAATCTTTAGTGCTTGATTCTCCGTGGCCCCCTGCTCCCCGACTATAACCTACAATAACACCATCATTACCTAATTCATTATTTCTACTTGGTTGGATATTATCAAGAGCCTTACTATTCTTAAATGGTCCTATATCATTACCGCCCTCACCTAACTTATTAAGAGCATCATTTAATGGCTTATTACCCTTACTGTCATAGATCACATAGCGACCATCACTTATATTCTTAAAGGTCCCACCTTTTTGTTTTACCCTATATAGATCTGTGTCTTTCACCCTTGATTGATCTTTATCAAGTACAACCACCTGTGATCCCCGATATGATTTAGGCCTGGTAGGCTTGACCTGTGTATCATACTCACTCTGTGTCATACCACCTGATTTGACCGCTTTATTTATTTGCCCCTGGTCGTATAGTTTATTTCCTCTCTCTGATAATACCCAACCCTTCTGCTCACCAATAATTTTTTGTTGAATAAAATCTCTACCCTTCATTGGCATATTTTTTGCCACCCAATCTCTCTGTGCCTTATTTTGTGGTTCCTTCGATCCATTAAATAGTACAGAAACAACAGAAGGATCATCCTTGCTCTCTACTAATGTGATCTGCTTATGGGTGCCTTCAAATACTGCGTTATCCGTTTTGCTTAATTTTGCACCTGCTATATCATTTAATGTTTGAACCCTACCCTTACGCAATATCTCATATCTCTTCTCTGGATCCTTTTCTTTCCTAAACTTACTCACCTTGCCAGGCTGCTGAACAGGGACTACAGGTTCCGATTCGGGATCACCAGGTGGCTTACTTCGACCTGTATTTGTTATACCGAAAGATTCTAATACTTCTGGCCTTACATCTTCACCCCGTCCTAACGCATCCAAAACTGATTGTTTATGTTCTTTGTCAAGTTTAGATAGTTCTGGCACATTCTTTGTGAGCGCATCTTCGCCTAATTGTGTTAAGCCTCTCTCATCCATAGTAAGTTCCCACAATTGCCTTTTCCCTGCATCAAACTCCTTTATCAGTTTCCTTCTTGCCCCAGGATTTTTTACACCTGGCTTTATTATATCAGGGAAATATCCCCACTCCTCTAACACTTCACCAGACCACTTCATATCACCTGCACGGACCTCAAATTTATGAACAGGCATATCTTGTTCTGGATCTGTTGGGTGCTTACTATGTTGTTTGGCATATGATTCTGATAGCGTTATCCAATCACCATCATTCAACTCATTCTTTGGTCCCGTTCTATACACAGTAATCATTGCATCTGGATTACCTTTTGCATTTCTCATAGCCTGGAATGCATCTATGGTTTCTTTATATGCAGGATCCTTTGGAGTAACACCTATATAATGTTGTGGATTTTCATAGATATCATCTGGTGCAAATGAATCTTTACCCGTTAAATCACTTGCAGTTGGTCCATCTTCTCTTGGTCTGTGTGTTTGCTTGTATTCATCTCCTGTCCAAGTCTTATTTGGTACATCTGGTTTACTGCTGCTTACTTCCATCTCCGCCGATTTTAATGCACTATTGAAATCCTTATGCACCTTATCCCCCATAGAATAAAGTACAGGACCATCTGCCTTCTCAACAAATTTTGACACACGATATGTACCATCAGGATTCCTTCGGATATATATTTTCCCCGTAGGACTATCACCGATCTCCGTGTACTGCGCTATGGTCCGTTTACCATCCTTACTTTTATGGTCCTGCCATTCAACTGAATCTTCTGTTATTTTACCTTCTTTTTTTACAAATCCTTCTATCTGTTTTTCTCTTCCTGGATCTTCGGCCATCTTCTGTCCTGCTGCTTTTTCAACCCTAACATCATACCATTCGCCCAGGATCCGTTTTTTTGTTCCATCTGGAAGTTTAGAATCTTGAATCATTTTTAATAACTGCGGCTTACCTTCTGCCATAGCATCAAATTTTTCTTTTATATGTCCTTCGAGAATTGATGCCGTTTGCGCTTGTTCATTTGTAAAAGCCTCCTGCTTATTAAACATTGATTCCAATATCGTGATAGAGTTATCACCCAGGCCCTTACCTTCTGTGATTTCCTTGCTTGTGATCTCCTTTGGTGGTTCTACAGCATCCTCAAGACCTGATTTTAATATATCTTCCTGGATAACTACCTTATCTGGATCTCCCTTCCTGGCCTTTCCACCATCTAATTCTACATCAGCAGCCTTCCTAATGACGGCCCCAACATCACTTTCCATAATGTTGAGTTTCTCCATCTTGTCTTTCAGGCCAGACTCATACTGCTCCACCGTTTTATCACCCAATAAATTCTTATTAACCCGACCACTCTTTTCAAATTGGTCCATTTCCATTTGGACCTTCTGTTTCTCTTTCGCAATCCATTGGGAATGGGCTACGCCCTCTTCTAATGTCTTAATAACGGGACGGGGGTACTTTAACTCAACCTTATATAACATCCCCTTATGTCTGAAATAATCCTGCTGCCTTGCATTCGCCCATTCAAACACATCCTTCCAATCCATTGCATCTAATTCTTGTTGGTAATAATCCCTGTCCATTAATCTTTTTTCATTTAATGCATCACGCTTTTCATTATGCTCGATGCGTTTTCCGTTCTCTATCTGATATTCTGCCTTATTCCCCCTGGACTCTACCCATAGATTATATTTCTCCTGGTATTCAACCATTTCAGGGACCGTATTTGGTTTCTTCTTTATATCAAATGGGGCATCTTCCCACATTAACCCGACAACCTTTTCTAACTTGGCCAACTCTTCTGCTTTCAATTTTCCACCTTTAAAGAATCTCGGTCCTGCACCCAATCCGTGCAGTATAGACATTGTCATAAACGATTGGAATAACATCTCTGGATCTACAACACCTTCACCAACCGTCTTAAAAGCCTCGGTAAATGTCTGATTAGGATTTTCCATCATATATGCAGCCAGGCCATCTGCAAATCCTACTGCGGTCATCCCACCCGTCAATGCCGTGCTTTGTGCCATATAATTTGCGAAAGCCCTATATGTATTAGGTGTCTTTAATACCTCACCACCAAGTCTACCCATAAATGGGAATGCGGATCCTAATGCAGTATCCAATGTGGTACCAACCAACCATTTTGAGAGCGTCATATGTTCCCTTTCATCTGGATCAAATACTCTCCGACCACCACCTACACTACCAAAAACTGCTGCAGATCTCATCATAGCAGCATAACCTACAGGGACATTTTTCAGTTTCAACAATCCTAATGCTTTTGTTGGTCCTAAATATGCTGAAACCTCTGCGCCTGTATGCCCTACCGCAAACAAGGATCGTTGTATTTTAGGCCAACCCTGGCCTTCCTTACTATATGGTAACATTTGTTTGTGTTTCGCTATGACATCCTGATTAGGGGTTGGATCCCATAGGTTTTCTGTTATACCAACAGATACAGATGATAAAGTTGAGTTTATTGCAGCAACCGTTGCCTGGCCTACAGAAAGACTTTTCGCTGCAGCATAGGCATCAACATCTTCCTGATCGAAATACACCTCTGGTAGTTCATAATATTCAGAAAGAGCCTTAATGGCCGTTGCATAGTAATATTGTTTATAATCATCAGCACTTGAGAGTTCATACTGCTTACCTGCTACATCAGGCGGCTGCAGGGGTATATTGACAATTTCTTCCTTAAACGGGATATACATATCCTTATCAACATTATCATATATATCAATCGCTTTTTTATGCTCATCGTGAGTCATATTACTTGTTCTGCGGTCCCATCCGTCAGGCAGATTCCTGGTAATCTCTGGATTCATCCACTTCTGTTCTTTAGAATCATAATATCCTGTCTTCATTGATGGGGCTTGAAAATCATCATAACCTACATTAGGATCTACCACCCATTTCTCTTGCAATGAATCATATGCCAAAATCTTTTCTGCAAAAGCAGATTTATATTCAACAGGCTTACCTATTGTTAGATCCATTTGTGGATCTGGTTCCTCTGGTACAGACTTCCAATCTCCACTACCTTTAGATTCTGCAAAGGCCATAGCCTCCTGTTCATTTCTAAACTCCAGGACTTCTCCCCTTAACTTTGCCTCCTGGAATGCCTCGTTGCCACTCTTCTCCGTCCAGGTAGAAGGATCAGGCGTAGCAGCATCTGGGTTTATGGGGAATAATGTAGGATAGACATAGTTGTCCATCTGCTCCAATAGAACAGATGACTCTTCTTCCATTTCGGGGGTATAATCATCCAATAGAGTATTATCTCTATTTACAGGACGCCATTTACGGACCGCAGCAGCATACTCACTTGTCTTATATCCAACGGGTGCTTTATAATTAGGATCATATGTTTTAGGATCT